CCCACTCTCTCACTTTTTTTATATATTATTGAATCACATGTCAACACATTCACGAATTGGTTTAAAATTAAAAGATGATAGCGTTTTATCAGTCTATCATCATTATGATGGTTATCCTGAGTGGTTAGGTGTTACTCTTAATAAAAAGTTTAACACTTTTGACAAGGTTGCTGAATTACTTGATGGTGGAGACATTTCATCCTGTGATTCTGATACTAATTGGAAACGTGAAAAGGTTGACAATCATGTTTTATATTACAATGATAATGGAGAGAAGACTGAACCAAGACTAGATACTAATATTGAAGACTATCTTGATAATGGTGAGGAATTTGCTTATCTATTTGAAGATAATCAATGGGTATGTTATGATTTACATTATGATACACCTAAAAATGTTCCAATACCTGTTTAATATGTTTGAAAAAAAAGTTAAACTTAATGGTTATGAAATTGGAGTGTTGTTATCAGCACTCCGATCTCTTTCTACATCTGATAGATTATTAATATCAAATGAATATGGAAGTGTAAGAGCAATTTATGATAGATTAGAGGAGGTTTATAAAGAGTTAGATACTACTAAGATAGATAGAGAGATACTTGAATCTTATAATACGAAGTGTGAATCACCATCGTACTAATTGCAGGTTTTTTAAACTTGTGATATGATAACCTTAGTTACTAATTCCCATGACTGAACCTGATCGTAAACTTCAAACTCAAGAAAATTGTATTAGTAAATTAGAGTCATTTTATATTGATAGAATGACTAAACTTGTAGATCAAAATAAGATACCTGAGTCTATGTCAATATTTGAGGAGTTTGTAGTTGACCATCAGGAACCAGAAGAGTGGTTATTTATTGGAGAGATTGAAGAATGACAACTGCCTTAATTACTGGAGGTGCTGGGTTTATTGCTCATCATCTTATTGCCCGTATATTAACACAGACAGACTGGAATGTAGTTACACTTGATAGACTTGATTATAGTGGTAATCTCAACCGTCTCAATGATATTTTAGAGTATGAATGTACGCCAGAAGAAAGAAAGAGAGTTAAGGTAGTATTTCACGATCTAAAAGCAGAATTAAACCCACTTGTCCGAAGAGAAGTGGGTAAAGTTGATTACATTTTACATCTTGCTGCCAGTTCTCATGTAGATCGTAGTATAGATTATCCGATGGAATTTGTATTGGATAATGTAGTCGGTACATGTAATATCTTGGAGTTTGCGAGATCTCTTGATGGACTTACGAGATTCTTATATTTTGGAACTGATGAAGTTTTCGGACCTGCCCCTGATGGGATTAAATATTCTGAATTAGATAGATATAATTCTACTAATCCTTATTCAGCAACTAAAGCAGGTGGTGAAGAATTAGCAGTTGCTTATGAGAATACATACGGATTGCCCGTTTATATTACTCATACAATGAATGTATTTGGTGAACGACAACATCCCGAAAAATACATTCCATTGTGTATTAAAAAAGTACGAGATGGAGAACGAGTTACAATTCATAGCGATTCTTCCCGTACAATTCCTGGTTCCCGTCACTATATTCATGCTGAAGATGTAGCAAATGCTGTGTTATTTCTTTTAGAAAAAGATAACATTAGTGAGAAGAATTGGGGTGGTCAAAAATGCCCTAAATTCAATATTGTAGGTTCCGAAGAACTTAATAACTTGCAATTAGCGAAAATAATTGCTCAATCACAAGGAAAAGAATTGAATTTTGAGTTAGTAGATTTTCATTCTTCCCGACCTGGACATGATTTAAGATATGCCCTTGATGGTAGCAAATTAGAAGAAATTGGATGGAAACCTGCTAAATCAGTGAAGCAAAGAATCTCTGAAGTTACACAATGGACTTTAAATAATGACCGCTGGTTATGATCCTCAAGTTGGAGATTACGTCATTTGGGAGCGCCCTAATGGCGATTTTGAGGAAGGTTGGGTATATTTTAAATGTGATAAAGAACCACATAAAAAAGGATTTAGAGAAAATCCAAGATACTTAACAATAGAAACTGGTGTTAAACCTAAACCCTATTGTGAGTATTCAAAAAATGACCCACACAAAATGATTCATACATTATTATTATGTTATGAAACACATTGGCATGAATTAAAGTACATTAAGAACCGAAGAGATAATGATAACAATGTTAGTACATATAAATCTCAAGAACATAGAGATTCAGATTTATACTAACATTTAAAATGGTATATTGAAAAAAACATCAAGTCAACAGATAGTGGACACTTTATAAAGTGTCTACTTTTTTCCCATTTTACCTCAAAATCGTATATTATATAAGAGTAAACAAATTTACATTAGTTTATGACACAAACTCTTGAGCAAATCGCTTCAGAAAAAGAAGTAACAGTGGATCAAATTCTACCTCTTGATGTTAGAATTCTCAACTGGACTCAAACCTTATGTATATGTTTACAAGACCAATATAGGTCAGTTTATCCTGATTCTTTCATGGACAAAAAATTTGTTATTGTAAAAGGTAACAGATATTATAAAATTGTCATGGAAGATTTGGATGATGAAGGTAACACATATTCATCAAGTGTTCATGCTTTTGTTGATAAAAAAACTGGTGAAGTTTATAAACCTGCCAGTTGGAAATCACCAGCAAAACATGTTAGATATGACATGAGAATTATAACAGAAAGAGAGTATATATTTAATAACTGTGACTGGGCAGGTGGTTATCTCTATATGAGATAATCATCTTCTTTATTGTAACATAACGAGGATTAAACATGACAACTAAAACATTTAATCAACTTGATTTGTTATCAGATTGTTTAGAAGATTTCTGTACTAAACATCATTTAGAGTTCATAAGTGCAGATGATTTATTATATGGAAGTTATGATAAATTAACAAATTACCAGAAAGATTGGTTGAGAAACTATATCGAAGTCTGGGACATTATTGTAAACTATTAAGGAGAATTTATCATGTATTCAAGTGAAACATTTGGAAGATTATTCTGGGTTGATGATAACTTCGATTTGAAATCATGTCCACAATTTGATAATGGGACTGGTGATTTTGATAATGAAGATTATGTATCAGACTGGAACGATTTCGAGGGAGTAAATATGGATTTACTTCTTAAAATACACAAAACATGTATATTTAATAAACAAGACCATTACAATTCATTATCACTTCAGGGAGTTTAATCTTATGAACAATTTAACAGAATTTATAGAATATGTCTGGTCATTTTATGCACCACATAGTGATCTTTATCCTATTAAAGGTTTAATTAAACAAGACATTTATGATGCTTTTGTTGTATATCGTAAGAGAATACAAGCAGCAGAAAGTAATAACGGAAGATGGTTTAATGTATCATATAGTTGGGGTGGTGGTGATAGTTTAGATCGAGAAAGAGTAAGAGATATTATACTTGAGAAACCACAATTTACATTTGGAGGATAATATGTTACAAATTATAACAATAATAACTATAGTTGTAATTGCAACTACATTAATTATACTTAACGTCTACAATCCTCATTAATTATGACAAAAAAACCCTTTATTTCCAACATTGAGGAAGATTTAAATCGTCCTCACAAAGTAACATTAACTGAAGGTCAAATCTCTACAATTCTTTATGTTTTGGAGGGATATATTGAAGGAAATGATGATTATCAACTTGATGACGATTTTAATAGGGATATTAATAGTATTTTTAGTGAATTAGAGGGAGTTATTGATACATTTTATGAAAAAAATGATATTCAATGTCAATCAAATAACAAAGACAATGTAACATATAGTGAGGTAGATTATGTGGAACAATGTATAACTGAGGGTCACGATTATAGAGATTGTGTTGATACATTAGTGGATAGTATGAAAACAAATAATGAAATTGCCAGACTAAAAACACAAGAAGTGGTCGAAAATAGAGTCAAAAGTAACATTTTGTAAATACAAATATACTAAATAAACATTAGCGACACTTGACTAAAGTGTCGTTAGTGAGTATAATTTAAGGTAACATCTTTCTTCTTCTTATGTACCCCACTCACCTTCAAAAAACTAAATACAGAGTCACTCTTGATTTTGACGTTTTTGAGGATTTTGATCCTTATAATATTAACTTTAACAAGTTATTTGAGATAGAGGGAGAAGAGAAATTAGATGTTTATATTGAAAAAGAGGAGTACGAATTTAACGATATTTGGTAACATTTAGAGAGGGTAAAAGGTCAAAATGTTATATATAACTCTGTAGGAGTTTAACGGGATAAAGTATAAACAAGTCAAGAATAAAGAGAAACATCGGACGGAGTGACACTTTATAAACTGGACTTTTTTGTTTCAGTTTGTTACAAAACCCCCTTTTGGGGGTTTTTTTATGTGTATAATATGGGAGTAAACAAACGAACTTCGTTTTTATGCCAGTTAAGTCTTCAACCTCTTCAAATACAACAACCCGTAAGAGAAGAACCCGTAAGACCTCAACAACTCCAAGAAAGTCTGCATCTAAAGTTGCTACAACTGCAAAGAAAGTTGCAACCAAATCTGAACTAAAACCAGAGGAAGTTGCCTTCGGTTTGAGCGAAGTAGAACTAAAACAAGTTGAAAAACTTGTTAAGGAGTCACCCAAAACTACACAACCTAAAGTAACAAAAAAGGTTGTGAAAGTACAACCCAAAGTAACAAAAAAGGTTGTAAATGTGAGTCCTAAGAGAAGCATACTTGAATTAAATGCCTTTGAGTTGTTATTACTTCCAATTCTATATTTGGAAGAGTTCACTAAACAGTTATTGAGTGACACTTTCTAAACTGAACACTAAAACCCCTAACGGGGTTTTTTTATGTTATATTAAAAATATAACACCACTATTTCATTATTTCCATGTCTTATTATCAGTATAAAGTTAATTGTCCATCTGCACCTTTTGAGAATACAATGTTTAGAACATTGGATGAATGTTGGACATTATGTTTAGAATTATCCGAAGAATATGGATATTCAGAAGTGCTATTTTGTGCATTAAATGGTAATCAAGTGCCTATGGGTTCTTATACTAATGGTCAGTAAATATGGATCTTAAGTTATACACAACTGGTCGTATTATTGGTTCATTCTTAATAGTAACTGCTTATTATGTTGTTTTACATGTAAGTGCATATATTGGTTCATTAATGTATCTAACTGCTAATGCAATTAGTCTTCCATTCTTTATAAAAACTAAGGGTTATGATGTGGTGGTTATGTTAACCTTTTTAATGATAATATCTCTCAGTAAAATTATTAATTAGTCTGTGACAGTCAACAAAGTGTCCACTCTGACCCCTAAATGGGGTTTTTTCGTGGTATATTAAAAGAGTGGAAGAGGTTCCCACCTTACCACACACTTTTTAAGTCATTTTGCTTATGTTTCTTCAAATGGATTACAACTCAAAAGAGAAAGAATTGATCCGTAATTTCTTCTCTGATGATGAATGGAATGCCATTGATTCTGCTCTTGCTGATTATCAAGATTATGGTGACAAAGAGAGTGAGTTAATGTCAACTATTGGTCAAAAAATGTATGACTTGTTTAACACTCAAACCAGTTAAATAAGTGTCACAACCTCACTTGTGTGGGGTTGTTTTATGTCTTATAATAACATTGTAAACAACCAAACTATTCAACGGAGTTTCTAACATGAGAAAAATTGAATCACAAATGAATAGAGCAGTTGTTAACAGAAACAACTGGTCTAATTCTAATACTCAAGTTGTATACAATGAGAGTACAAATTGCAGTCAAGTTTATCTACATGGACATAATATTGCCACTGTAGATCATAACACAAATGCAGTCAAATTGTCATCTTGTGGTTATCAAACTAACACCACAAAATCACGTTTAAATGCTTTACTTAGTGAAGTAAAGTATGGGTGTAGAGTATTTCAAAAAAATTGGGATTGGTATCTACAACGTAACAATCAGACTGTTGATTTTACCGATGGAATGATATTACTTGATGGAGGAATTGTATAATGGAACTAACAAGTAAGGACGGAAATATGGTTGTTGATTTCTATCCTGTAAAGGACTGGAATAACAATCTTATTCACAATCGTATTCTCAAAGTATTATCTTTCAGAGGAGATCAACAGAAGAAAATGATAATTAGTAGAGACGAGTTTTATTATCAAGTAAGAGAATATATTAAGGATTGTAAGTATAATATAACTTCAGAATATATGCCAGCACAATTTGTAACTTTTGGAGGTTTAATTTGATGACTAAGTTAACAAAAAAGAAGAAACAATCTCTTGAAGATGAGATTTATTACTTACAAACTGAACGTCTTAATTGTTTAAAAGATGCAAGAGATATGGAAAGACAAATTAAAGAATTAAACTGTATACTACAGGGAGGTTAATAACAATGAAAGTATCAAAATTAACATCAACAAAGTATCAACAACCGAACAATTCTGGTTATAGTTCACTTATAAAGATTAACCTTGTTAATGATATACAAGAAGAAAAAGAAGGACAATATTGTTATAAACCATATCGTACTATTCACAACTATTAAGGAGGTAATTTCATCATGTCAGTATTACATCACGAATCACTACTTGAAACTTTATATGAAGAAGTTTGCGAGGAGTTTCCCTCATATAGTGAGGAACAATGCGAGACTATTGCTAAACAAAGATTTGAGGATTTATGTCAATGAGTAATAAAAGATCTGACATATTACGACAGTATTTGAGCAACATACACGAAGCATTTCCTGAGAGATGTGTAGCAAATGATGATCAATTACTGGATTTTAAAATTAAGTTAAGAGATCTAATTGAAGAACTTGATTATAATATAGACATTGCAGATTGTCTTTCTATGTTACATGAATCCTTTGAAGATTTAGAGATGTATAATTGAACAATTCGGAGATATTCGGAGATTGCCCGCTTATTTTTAAACCCTCTATTTTCCCTTCTTAATTATGAACAACTCAATCGAATCTGAAGCAATTAAAGTGCTCGAATGTCTGGAAGATTCAGTCGAGTATTTGTGTGATAGTGAACAATTATCTGGTGAGAAAGTGTGGACAATGATTTACGGATTAGCGGACTATAAGTTATCACAATTCCCTGTAACTTTGGAGGATTAAATGACACAAACTGTATCCAAATTCACCAGAGCAGGTTATAACGGAAAAGAGATAATCTGTCCACAATGTTCACAAATTGCTACCGTATTTCACTTTAGTTGGAGCAACTTAGTGTGTAACAGTTGTAGAGAATCTGTGTGTAAATATGACTGGAGGTTAGTATAAACAATGGTGTTAAATATTGTAGACATTATTGTTAATGAATATCCGAACAGATTATAACAATGAAACAGTACAGATTAACCTCTTCTAAAGTAACACATTACATTGCATTTATAGAAGCAGAAAGTGATATTGATGCTTACAATATTGCAACCAAAAATGATAACATTGAATGGAAATTACTTGATGAAGATGATATCGACATATATGAAATTGATGCAGTAGATTAACACTTATTCCAATGCAATTACTACCATGAAAACTAACAAGAATGAAGAGATAAAATGCTATGTAGATGATACTGAAGTCAGTTGTATTACATGGGATAAAGTAACACATAAGATGAACGATTACCCACCCGAAATGTATAACGAAATACTCAAAGATTATGAGTGGAGATGGGGCAAATTCAACCCTAATATGTACCCAGTTGTTAATAAGAACTCAGACGAGATTGACGTTTGATTTATTGCTCAAATGGTATCAAATGTTACCGAATAAGTGTTATTTACTATTTTAAATGTATTTTTAAATATATTTAAGTGTTTTATATCGTTCTGGAAAGTATAATAAATAGAGGGTTAATTGTGTCGAGTTCTTGTCATCTTAGGGGGAGAGATAACGACTCCGATATTATAAACTATCAACCCCGATTTGTCAACTCTGAGTATCACAAATTGACACAATATTACATGGGGTTTATAACACTTGACAGTCTTATAATTACATCCTATAATATAAGCAAATGGAACAGTACCTTATGAGCAGTTAACCCACACAGATTGCCTCTGCATTTGAGCAGTTTATCTCTGCATATTATAAAGGTTTGCGAGATAAACAGTCACGAGATTACACCCCTATTTGAGCAGTTAATTCGGTGGGGGTTGATGATGTGGGGTGGGGCGTATCGGGTTATAAAAACGCTTAAGTCCCTAACCTACAACGAACCAAAAACGAGCTCTTTATTTCACTCTCATGAAAAAATTTTTCACGGCTGAAAATGCCGCCAAGGTCGCATTCGGAATAGGTGTTGCTTCTGCTTTTATGAAAGCTGCTACTGGAAAACCCTCTGCAACTGTCGGACGTTGTACTAACACCAAACCTCTATTTGTAGATAACTATAGAAGTGGTGATCGCAGGAAGTGGAGAAAAGATTTATATCCTAACGGTTAATTGACAACGAATAAATATTGTAGTATGATATAATTATTGGACACTGAACTTTATGGCAAAAGCTAAAGGATTTAAAGTAATCCCCAAAGAAACAAAAGAACAAAAAGAAGAATGGGATTACAATAGAATTAAGAATAGGTTTAGGGGAAAAAAGATAGTCTTCTGTTTACCAGGTAGAGGATGTTCTTATATCTTTTTAAAGAATTTTGTACAGTTATGTTTTGACTTAGTACAGAATGGTAATCAAATACAAATTTCTCAAGATTATTCTTCTATGGTTAACTTTGCACGATGCAAGGTCTTGGGAGCAAATGTATTAAGAGGACCAAAACAAATACCTTGGGATGGTAAATTAGAATACGACTATCAGTTATGGATAGACTCTGATATTGTATTTGATACTAATAAGTTTTGGCAATTAGTAGATCTTGCTACTAAGGATGCAGAGACAGAGGTAGATGGTAAACTTAGTATTGATGATAATAAGGTAAATGAGATTGCTGCTGGTTGGTATGCCACAGAAGATGGACATACTACATCTGTTGCACATTGGTTAGACGAGGAGAATTTTGCAAAGAATGGTGGTGTTATGAACCACGAAACTGTTGAATCTATCACTCGTAAAAGGAAACCGTTCACAGTCGATTATACTGGATTTGGTTGGGTACTAATTAAACATGGTGTATTTGAGAGACTTGAGTATCCTTGGTTTGCTCCGAAGATGCAGATCTTTGAGAGTGGTAATGTACAGGATATGTGTGGTGAGGATGTTTCATTCTGTCTTGATGCAAAGAAAGCAGGTATGGTGACATGGTGTGACCCACGTATCAGAGTAGGTCATGAGAAGACACGAATTATCTGATACTTTATGGCGGCGTGTCTCTCCGAAATATCTCGGCGAGACTCCGAATAATCTGTACTAAGGAGGATACAAATGCCAAAAAAACTTGAATTTAAATACAACCTTTTTCATGAAGGTAAACAATTGAATAAGAACCCTTTAAGCGAAGCAGGTAAATTTGATGCATTTCAAATACTGATTCGTTTATTTGATGAGGGTAAACCTGATGCTATCGATCCTGATGAGGTCGAAGTTGTTGACATTACTGAAACAAAATGACCGTTGAAAAAATCATTGAGATTGTGAAAGCAAAATGGCAGGTCTTTGGTGTTGCTGCACTAACGATCTTCATTTTACAACTCTTATCATCTAAAATACTATTAGCTGTTTTTCTTGGATTAATCGTTACTGCATTAATACCAACTGAAACAGTTAAAAAAGTCACAAAAAAAGTTACTAAGTAAATTAATTATGGCAAAAAAAGGTTTAATGGGTACTCTTGTTGTAGGAGAAACACTCCCGAAAAAAACTCGGCAGGGTAGATCAGCTCATACTAAATTATCTGCAACAAGTAGAAATCATAAAAAGAAACCATATAGGGGTCAAGGTCGATGATCGCACCCCTTCATTCATATTGGAATAAAGGAATTGATTTAATTCATATTGATTTAAGAACTTTAGAAGAAAAGATAGATAGTATACACCGTCAAATCAAATTTAAAAGAAGAGGAGGTCAAAATGGACGTAACTTCCGATACGAATGAGCTAATTCAAGAGGTTTATAACGACGATATGTTGAAAAAGACCAAAAAATCACGTATGAATAAGGAATTACACGAAAAAAACAGTGAATTTGATGATTTTGAGGTCACAAACAAGAGAGTTGTATTATAATTGTTATAATTTAGCTACTAAATATAAAGAGGTAGATTAATTTTATAAATTGTGTCATCTTCAAGGTCATTCAAAGATATAAATTTGTCGTTTAAGCGTCATCCAGTGACTAATGACCTTGTTACGGTCAAAAATGAGGATGCAATTAAACAATCTGTTAAAAATATCATTTTTACTATTGTTGGTGAGAAACCATTTAACTCTAACTTCGGAACACATATTAATGCGTTACTGTTTGAGTTAAATACTTCATATGGTGGTGAGTCAGCCATTCAATCACAAATTGAAAGTTCCTTGTCTCTTCAAGAGCCAAGAATTGATAATATTAGTGTTAATGTGAGTGTGGAACCTGATAGTAATGCAGTTTTCGCATCAGTTGAATATGATATTATTGGTCTTCCTGTTCCTGCTCAAACAGTAGATGTTCTTCTCCAACCAGCTAGAGTATAATGGCATTCGGTCAATACGTTAATTTAGATTTCGATGAAATAAAAACGTCTATCAAAGACTATTTGAAGGCGAATAGTGATTTTACAGATTATGATTTTGAAGGTTCGAACCTTTCAATCATAATTGATGCACTTGCATACAATACATATACTACCGCATATAACACAAATATGGCGGCAAATGAAAGTTTTCTTGATTCCGCTACATTAAGAGAAAACGTTGTCGCCTTAGCACGTAATATTGGGTATGTTCCTCGTTCAAGACGTGCTGCCAGAGCAAAAATATCGTTTAATATCACTGGAATTACTGATTCTGTCACTGTTACACTTAAAGCTGGTTTAATTTGTAACGGTGCTGCAGGAAATACCAGTTATATTTTCTCAATTCCTCAAGATATTACTGTAAATGTCGTTCAGGGAGTCGCACAATTCAATGAAATTGAAATATTTGAAGGATTATTCATTAAACAAAACTTTAAAGTTAATACATCACAGTATAATCAGCGATTTATTCTTCCAAATTCGTTTATTGACACATCTACACTCAATGTAAAGGTAAGATCAACAGAAAATGCTACAAGTTCTGTTGAATATAAACAAATTAACAATATTATTGGTATAACTTCGACATCTTCTTCCTATTTGTTGCAAGAAATTGAGGATGAAAGGTATGAAATCATGTTTGGTGATGGTGTAATTGGTAAAAAACTTGCAAATAACAACTATATTACAGTAAGTTACATTACAACTGCTGGAAAAGGTGGAAATGGAGCTGCAGAATTCAGCTTTATTGGTCAATTAGTTGATCAAGACGGTGGAGCTGTGAATCCAGCTAACGTTTCTCTTGTTACAACCAATGAAACTTCAAGAGATGGTGATGAAATTGAGTCAATTTCCTCCATAAAGTACTATTCACCAAGAATTTACTCATCTCAATACCGTGCCGTGACATCTTCCGACTATGAATCGGTCTTGTCATACGTTTATCCTAATGTTGAATCAGTTACAGCGTATGGAGGGGAGGAATTAAACCCTCCAAGATACGGAAAAGTGTATATTTCTGTAAAACCAAGGAATGGTGACTACCTTTCTGACTTTACAAAGCGTGATTTAGTGCAAAAATTGAAGAGTTATGCGGTTGCTGGTATTGTTCCAGAGTTTGTTGACCTAAAATACCTTTATGTTGAGTTAGATGCTTATGCATATTACAATACAAATTACATTAGTGACCCAGAAAACTTAAAATCTTTGGTTACTAACTCATTAAATCAGTATTCTAAGTCAATTGATGTTAATAGATTTGGTGGTAGGTTTAAATATAGTAAGACTTTAGGATTAATTGATGGTGTAGACACCGCAATTGTGTCAAATATCACCAGAGTTATTATTAGAAGGAATTTGATATGTGAAATTAATAAATTTGCTCAATATGAATTATGTTATGGAAATGCATTCCACGTTGCACAATCTTCATATAACATCACATCCACTGGATTCACCGTCCAGGGAGTGCCTGGCACTGTTTATCTTGCAGATGAGGTAATAAATGATACAAGAGGTAGAATATTCTTCTTTACATATACAGAAGGTGGAAAACCATCTATTATTAAGAAGAATGCAGGTACAGTCAAATATGACATCGGTGAAATCCTTATAGATACTGTTAGCATAACCTCTACAGTCATTGAGAATAATATTGTGGAAGTTCAAGCTATTCCTTCTTCGAATGATGTTATTGGATTAAACGATTTGTATGTAAAACTTGATATGTCTAATACACACATCACTATGGTACAGGATATTATTGCTTCTGGAGAAAATACATCTGGTTCGAGTTTCATAAGAGGGTCAAGTTATGATATTCCAACATATACAAGATCTTCAAACTCTACCGTTTCTACAAAGAAAGCAATAAGTTCTACAGTTTCATCAACTACTAGTACAACTAGCAGTACATTTAATACAACATCGTCAACAACTGGATATACAACTTAATGATCGATACTTCAGTACAAAGGGTTAAAGTAAGTCAGGTAATTGAGAACCAATTACCTGAATTTGTGCAGGCAGAAAATCCACTTTTTGTGGATTTTATGAAACAATACTATATTTCACAAGAATTTCAAGGTGGAACTATAGATATTGCGGAAAATTTAGATCGTTATACAAAATTACAAACTTTTGTTGGTACAGCTCTGACAGAGTACACTGGATTATCTACGGATACCCAAAATTACTCAAAAACGATATATGTTGACACAACAGATGGATATCCAGCTAAATATGGACTCTTAAAAATAGATGATGAGATAATAACTTACACTGGAGTCGGTACTACTTCATTTACAGGTTGTATTCGTGGATTTAGTGGTGTTGATTCAATGGATCAACCTAATAGACCTGATCTTTTATCATTTAAAACAAGTGTTGGCGCTGCTCACACTGGTGGAACTAAGGTTTACAACCTTTCCAACCTCTTTATTCGTGAATTTTTCAGTAAATTAAAGACAACCTTCGCAAGTGGGTTTGAAAATAGGAAATTAGATAGTGATTTAGACCAAGTTAAGTTTATTCGACAAGTTAAGGACTTTTATAAGACAAAAGGAACAGATGAAGCGTATAAAATCCTTTTTAGAGCTTTATATGGAGAAGAAGTTAAGGTTATTAAACCATCTGAGTTTTTATTAAGACCTTCTGATGCAGATTACCAACTTACACAAGATTTTATTGTAAAATCGATTACAGGAGACCCAAGAGCATTAAAAAGTTCTACATTAGTACAAGATAAAGATGATAATGACGAAAATATCCTTGGTGCTAGTGGTGCTATATCAGATGTTAAGGATTTTATGTATGGTGGGGAACATTATTATCAAATAAGTGTTTCTAAAGACTCAATTAATGGTAATTTTGATATTCCTGGTAGAACAAGACTTACTAATGCAGTTTCTATTGGTGGAACAGTTCTTACAGTAGATACTACTGTTGGATTTCCCACTAGTGGATCTGTAAGTATTGCTAATGGCGATCCTTCTGGTATTGTAACTTATACTAATAAGACTCTTAACCAATTTACTGGTTTAAGTACAATGAGATCAGCCTTTAAGGTTGGTGATGATGTAAGATATGGAAATGTTGCTTATGGATACTCTGTTGGTAATCTTTCAAAGAAAATTGAGGTTCTAATTACTGGTGTTCTTGGTGAATTTGATATTCCAGAGACAACTTTCTATTTTGATAAGAAAGATAAGATACGAGTTGGATCATTTGGTGTAAATAAGAGTATTCAAGATCAACATTTCAATTCTTGGATACATAACGTTTCAGTAAGACATGCACCCAAATCTGTTACAGAGATTTCTTTAGGTACTTTTAATATTGAAACTACTTCTTCTAATGATTTCCTTGAAGAAGATTTTGTTGAGATTTTAGATGGTGACGATAAAATATATGGAGTTGGTAGAGTAACATCTGTTATTAGTAATAATGTTTTTGTTCTAAGTGATATACCTGGAGTCGATATTGCAGAAATACAATATGTAAGACGAAGAATTAATAGAGGAAATAGTATTGTTCATGATAATATTACCAAATATACCACAGATGTTCAAAATACTTATGAACATGCAGAATCCTCTTGTGTGTATGTTGCATCCCCTTCTATACCAAGTTTAGGTAATGAACCCATAACAGCATCAGATCGTTCTGTAGAGTGGTCTGGCACTACTGATGGCACTGAAGTACAAGTAACTACTGGTGCAGATGATCATGGATTCTATTCTGGTGAGGTTGTTAAATTTTCTATTGTTTCTGGTCATAATAATCTGACTGATGGTAAGAATTATTATATTAAACGAGTTAGTTCAAATAATGTACAATTTGCAAATTCTTTACCAGATCTTGTACAAAATACTTTTGTAGATTCTACAGGAACTGGAACATTTAAGATTTCTGTTCCTGATATTGCTAATAAGAAATTAGAACATCAAAAATTATTAAAGAAAATTCCTATTAATCCAGATTTTGATGGTAGTCAATATGAAACTACTGCTGCTACATCAACTGGAATATTAATTAATGGAACTGAAATTTATAATTACAAATCTGGAGATGTTATCTTCTATGGTGGTGTTAAATCAATAGATGTTCTTGAAGGTGGTTCTGGGTATGATTTAATAACACCTCCAACTGTTACTATTGAAAGTACTTCTGGTTCTGGTGTAACTGCTACTGCTAATATTAAAGGTCAATTTGAAAGAATTGATATTGTTGATCCTGGTTTTGACTATATTGATGAACCAGTAGTAGAAATATCTGGTGGTAATGGTTCAAATGCTGTTGCTAGATCAAGATTAAGATTAATTGATCATTTTATTGATTTTGATGCATCTTCTACAGGAGATAGAATTAATATTGCAAATGATACTATTGGATTTACAACTTTCCATAAATTTAGGGATGGAGAACCTGTAATTTACCAAACTTTTAATACTGGTGCAATTGGTATTGCAAGTGCTGGTATTACAACAGATCAAATTCAAACAACACCAGATCAAAGACTTGTTGATAATGAAATCTATTATATTGCTAAAGTTGATGCTAGTACAATTAAACTTGCTAATACTAGAGAAGAGGCTTTAAGTAAATCCAATCTTCTTAACCTAACTGGTTATGCAGATGGTACTCAGAGATTCCAAAGTTTAGAAAGAAAGAAGGTATTGGGTGATATTATTATTGATAATCCAGGTGAAGGGTTTGAGAATAAGAGAAGACTTGTAAAACCTGCAGGAATTAATACTTATTCTGATTATATTGAATATACTGGACATGGTTTTAAAGATGGTGAAATAGTTCAATATTCTTTTGATGGTACTGGAATTGGTGGTATCGATACTGAACAACAATATTATGTTTTAAAAGTAAATGATGATAGATTCCGTTTAGCTTCTGCTGGAATAGGAACAACTTTATCTGATGCAAATTATCTTGCAAAACAATTTGTTGGATTTACTTCTGTAGGAACTGGAGATCATATTTTCAATTATCCACCAATCTCTGTTAATGTAAAAGGAACTATAGGTGTTAATACAACTACTGCAGAGAATTATCATGCAGTTGTAAATCCAATTGTAAGAGGATCTATAACTTCTATTAATGTAGAGAAACCTGGTACTGGTTATGGATCACCAACTATATTTAATTTTAGTATTCCACCAACTATTAGAGTTTCTTCTGGATCATCTTCAGAATATAAAGCTATTGTTTCTGATGGAAAGATTCAAGATATAATTATTACTCGTTCTGGTGGTGAATATACATCCACTCCAGATTTGACAATTTTAGGAGATGGTATTGGTGCTAAAGTAGTTTCTTCTATAGACAGTAATGGAAATGTAAGTAAAGTTACTGTTAAAAATGGTGGTGTTGGTTATTCAACTGCTACGGTTTCAGTACAAGAGAATATTCCTGGAACTGGTGCTGTTTTCTTATCAAAAATAGATAGTTGGAATATTGATAATGTAAAACGATATGAGGATATTTTTGATAATGATGATGGATTCTTAGTAAGGGGTGATAATGATGAAGGTATTAAATTTACTTCTATGTACGCTCCAAGAGCGCTTAGAAAGGTCATAAAACAAAAAAATAGTGATAATACCTTAGATTACGCACAAAACGATTTAAGTCTCGTAAACAACGCCGAAGAGGTCTCTGGCAAGCATTCTCCTATCATTGGTTGGGCATATGATGGTAATCCAATTTATGGACCTTATGGATATGATAGAAAAGATGGTGGTATCGCTCGTCTGATTCGTTCCAGTTATTCTCTCAAAACTTCCAGAGAGAATGGACCTTCAGTTGCTGATTATCCACTTGGTTTCTTTATTGAGGATTATGAATATCTTGGAAATGGTGATCTTGATAGAAATAATGGACGTTTTTGTGTTACTCCTGATTATCCTAGAGGAACTTATGCTTATTTTGCAACCATTAATACAACTGAAAATGAAACTAGTGGAACTTTTAAAAATTATCGTTCTCCAGTATTCCCCTATCTAATTGGTGAAAAATTTGCAGCCAAACCAAACGATTGGAACTTTACTGAAACAAATAATCAATCAAAAGATATTAATACATCAGCTTTTAGGAGAAATACTTATCCATATAAACTTGATTCACCTGGTGCAAGATATTCTGGAATATATGACAGTAGAAAAATTGCAACTCAAGAAACTGAAGTTAATTATTCATCTCCTGGTGGAATTAATCAATATGAAATTGTAAGTTCTGGTGATAATTATCAAGTTAATGAAAAATTAAATATTAGTGATCTTGATAATGGAGATGGTTTCTCTGCTAGAATTTCAAAAGTTGTAGGAAAAGATATTGTTTCTATTGCATCAACTGTTGTCAAAATTGATAACGTTGTTTTCACGTATGATAATCAAACTGGAGGTGTTGTAGGACTATCATCTCAGCCACATGGTTTAACTGTAGGAGATAGGATAACAGTTTCTGGATTATCTACAGATTCTCTTAGACAAATTGATGGTAGACATACAGTTGGATTTAATACTTCATTATTTACTCTTGATAGTGCTGGAATAGGAACAACAGGTGCAACAGGAATAGTAACAAGTATTAAAGTATCTGGTGATTTATCACCTAAGAATATTCTCCCTAATGACATTATAGGTATAGGATTAACTGAAAGAATGTTAGTTCTAAATGTTGATCCAGTAAATTCAGAATTTAGAGTTCAGAGAGAATATAATGGAACTGTTGGAGCTTCTCATAGTGGAAGTGTTACTGTTACTTCTCTAAACAGAGCTATAAACTTTAATCTTGGTATTTCTACAGATATAATCACAAATGTAAATGTTCCATATTATTTTAACCCAATTGAAACTCTGTCATTAGGATCTACTGCTGGAGTTGGTGTTGGTTCTACATTATCATATTCATATAGAGTTATTGGTGCTACTACTGCTAATAAATTTGTTTTAAGTCAACAAGCTTATTTGCCTGATCATAGTTTTGTAGATGGTCAAAAATTAATATATGAAAATGGTGGTGGAACTTCAATACAAGTTTATAATGGTATATCTACTTTCACTCTTGCAAATAATACGCCAGTATTTGCTATTAGAGATTCAAAAGATTTATTGGGAATATCAACTAATCCTTTAGGAATTGGTTCTGATGGTTCTGTGGCTGGTATTGGTTCAACTGCATATAGATTATTCTTTACTGGAAATGGTTCAGGCCAAATGCATAGTTTTAAACCACAAAAGACAGAAATTACTGGTTTTGTTGAAAAGGTGGTAGGAACCGTTGTATGTAAGGAAGATCATAATTTATTACAGAATGATACTGTTTCTATATCATTGACACCAGGTATCAGTACTACTCATTATGTTGAATATGATGATGGTTCTAAGAGAACTATAATAGATGCAAAAACCTTTGGTGCTTCATCTGTTAATACATCAGAAAATACAATAACCATTAATAATCATGGTTATAAAACAGGAGATAAAATTCTTTATAGATCATCTGGAACTGTAATTGCTCCATTGATTAATCATGAAATTTATTTTATTGTTAGAATAGATGATAATAAATTTAAATTATCTAAAACTTATCACAGTTCTACTCTTCTTGTTCCTGAAATTATTGGATTAACAAGTACTGGATCTGGACATAAAATTGGATTGATTAATCCATCATTATCTCTTACTCGTGGTTATAAAGTTGGTTTTGCTGTATCAGATACTTCATTAAGTCAAACTATTTCTGGAAACAAGAGACACATCTTTAATTTTGATCTTTTTAATGACAAAAACTTTACTAATCCATATTATACCAATCAAAAAGATACTGGTTTCCAAGTTGTAGGTGTTGGTACTGTAGGTGTAACATCAACTGCATCAGTTGATTTACAATTAACAGATAATAGTCCTTCGGAATTATTTTATAGGTTAACACCAGTTAATTTGGGTATTGATGCTGACGCTAAACGTGATCCTGTTGTAGATACTGATGTTATTAATTATTCATCATTAAAAATTAACGATAGTACTTATAATGGAACTTATACTATTACTGGAATAGGTAGTACAACATTTACTTTTAATATTCCATATTTACCAGAAAGAGATTCTTATAAAGATAATGAAGCTGTTATTTTAAAATATTCAACTTCATCAACAAGAGCTTCTGGTCCAATTGACAAACTTAATATTGTTTCAAAAGGTAGAGGATATAAAACTGTACCAGTTGTAACTTCTATTGGGTCTACTCAAGGCACTGGTGGTCTTATTAGGTTAAACAGTACAGATGTTGGTGTATTAAGAAGATATACAACTAAAAATATTGGTTTTGATTATTCTGCCGATAAAACTATTCAACCATCTGTGCAATTACCACAAATTCTTCGATTAGATAGACTTTCTACTATTGATAATATTGGTATAACATCTGCTGGTAAAAATTATGTAGAAGCACCAAATCTTGTTGTTATTGATAGAGTAACTAATGAAGTTAATGAAGATGTAGTTACTGAATTGGAACTTCAAGGAACATCTATTTCAAAGGTCAATTTACTTAGAAACACAAATAATCTTTATGATACTAATCCAAAAATTGTAACAACTAATAATTCAAATGGTGTTAAAGTAATAGGACTTTCATATACAAGTGGAACAAATCTTGTAACTTTGACTCTTGATGGAACATATACAACTTCCACATATCCATTTACAATAGGTAAGGAAATATATGTAGAAAATATTGGTATTGGTTCAACTGGAAGTGGATATAATTCATCTAATTACAATTATAAACCATTTACTGTTACTGGAGTTAATACAAATCCAGGTGGAGGAAATGCTACTGTTTCTTATAATTTAGATTCTTCGGTAACAAGTCCAGGTATCTTTAGTGGACCTTCATCATCTGGTACAGTTATACGATATGAAGATATGCCCATCTTCAATGTTACTGTAAAACCAAATAAATTCTCCGATGGTGAAATTATTAGTACTGGTGATAAATCTGGTATAGTTGTTTCATGGAATGAAGATAATAAGTATATCAAAGTTTTATCCAATGATACCTTTGATAAAGGTGAAAAAATTAATGGACAATCATCAAAATCAGTTGCTGTTATAGAGCAAACTAATAAATTTGATTCTGTATTTAATATAACTTCAAATGCACAAGTTATATCTGGATGGCAAAGAGAAACTGGTTTCTTGAATGATGAACTTCAAAGGTTACAAGATAATCAGTATTATAATACTTTTGCTTATTCATTAGGAAGTGTAATAGATTATGATACTTGGAGAGATCCTGTTAATAGTTTAGGTCATGTTGTTGGATTTAAGAATTTTGCAGATGTTAATGTAGTTTCTATTGCTGGTACTGATGCTAAAAATCGTTCAAATGCAAACGTCACAGTTGGTGATGCTGTTGCTGTAACGATTACCGATCTTATTAGTGAAAAAGAATCTATTCATAATACATATGATTTTGATTTAGTAAGAGAAAATTCAAAGAGAATTGATGATAAAACAATAGCTTCTGATGAGATATTTTTTGATAATAAAATTATCACAGATTATATTGAGGCAAGAAGTAATCGTGCTCTTTCCATTGATAGTGTAAGTTCTGAATTTAATGATCTTCCAAGAGCAACCGCATATTCTAATATTGGTGATTTTAACACTGACGAGGTAAGAAGTGCCAAGTATTATGTTCTTTTATTTGATAGAAGATATCCTGGTGAAAAAGAAATTATCCAAGTTAATGTTCTTCATGATGATAATCTTGGATACATTATGCCTTTTGGTAGAGTAGAAACTGAGATTGATCTTGGAACATTTGACTTTGATGTCACTGGTAAAGTTGGTACTTTAAGATTTTTACCATCAAAATATAAAGTTAATAACTATGCTTTAAGATTATTTGCGATACAAGAATTTAATGAAACAGATTCAACTGGAATTGGTTCCACAACATTTGGAACTGGATATCATATTGAGTCTAAAGCTGTTGGTGTTGGAACTAATGGTGATACACCTTTCCAAGTTGTTGGTTTAGGAACTGCAGGAGGAACAACTACTACAAAATTACTTGTATTAACAAATGAGACTAGTGGAAATCAAAGGAGTCAACTTAATGAATTAGTTGTAATGCAACATGGTTCTGAAGTTTATATGATTGATTATGCTCAAATGATCAATGAAAATATATCAGAAACTAACTCACCTAGCGTAGGTTTAGGTACTTTTGGTGCTGATGTAAGATCTGGTATTGCAACTGTTTACTTTACACCTGTAACTGGTGTTGGTGTAACAATGAGAGTTCATCAAACTTCAATAGATTCTAATGCATCTGGTATAGGAAGTGATTTATATTCTCTAACTCAAGTATTAACTACAACAACAGATATTGCTGCTACCAGTTCTCCACAACCAACACGTATTAGTGGTTTTGGTTCTAATAGTTATCAAGCTGCAGATTGTTTAATTGAGATTACAGATACTACTAATGATAGAAGAGCTGTTACTCAAGTAACAATGATACATGATGGAACAACACCTTATTTCTCTGAATGGGGATATTTTGATACTTTCAATGGAACTGGTATTGGAACAATTGGTGTTGGTTATTCATCTACATCTGGTGGTGATTTAGAACTTAGACTTACACCTCCAGCAAGTACAGCAGTTAAGACAAAAGTACTTCAATACAATATGACAGAAACTGGTGGTTCAGCTGCTGGAATTGTAACATTCACTAATAGTAGAATCGAGGCTACAGATTCTTTATATACTGGAACAGAAAATGATGTTAAATTCTCGTTTGATTTAAAACATGCAGGATCTCCAGTATTCCATAAAGTATTTGATTCTTCTGACCCAGCAGTAGTTGATGTAACTAATGATACTTTTATAGTAGATAACCATTTCTTCACTACTGGTGAAAAAATTACATATACTCCAACTGGTACTGGTACAACAATGAGTATCGGTATTGCTTCTACAACTGTTGTAGGGTTTGGAACTACTGATAAACTTCCATCAACATCTTATGTTGTTAAAATAGCTGAAAATAAATTTAAACTTTGTGGTACTGCTACTGAAGCATTAAAAGCAGCTCCTACAGTATTTAATCTTAGCGCTGTTGGTGTTGGAACTACACATGCATTTACTTCAGGAGATCTAAATTCCAAGATGATTGTGACTCTTGATAATAATATTCAAAGTCCTGTTATTCAATCTCCAATTAATACTAAGTTAAGTTTTGATGCTCCAACAACAACTGACTTTATAACTTTGGTTGGTATATCATCATTCTATTCTGGTGATGTTATTAAAGTTGGCGATGAATTTATGAAAGTTGATACTGTTGGTATTGGATCTACAAATCAAATACTTGTGAAGAGAGGTCAACTTAACTCAGATATTGTTGCTCATAGTGCAAATGATACTGTTACTAAGTATTTGGGTAATTATCAAATAGTTAAGGATTCTATTAACTTTACTGATGCACCAAAAGGTGCAAAAGGCCCTGCAGGTTTAACAACTACATCAACATTTACTGGTAGAGCATTTATAAGAAGTGGTACTTCTTTAGGAGATATTGATACTTATGCAAATAACCATGTATTTGATACTGTTGAAGATCAATTTACTGGAATAGCAACAAACTTTATTCTTAAATCTGGTGGACAGAATATAACAGGTTTTGCAACTAATTCTGCAGTTCTTCTCTTGAATGAAATATTCCAGAATCCTGCCAATGATTATAATGTTGTAGAGACTGCTGGTATTACATCAGTTAGTTTTACTGGTGCAGGAGTATCTGTATCTTATGATGTTAATGTTTCTTCTATTCCTAGAGGTGGTGTTATTGTTTCTGTTGCTGAAACTTCAAACTTTGGATATCAACCATTAGTTGCTGCAGGTGGTACTGCAATTGTATCTGCTGCTGGAACAGTAGAATCTGTATCTATAGGAAATAGTGGTTCTGGTTATAGAGTAGGACTTCAAACGAATATTCTTGTTACAACCCTTACAAGTTCTGGTATTGTTACTATTGGTACTGCAAATGTTGATGCAGGTATAGTAACTTCAGTTACTATTACTAATGGTGGTGGTTCTGGATTTAGTTCTGCAAGTCCACCAAAACTTGATATCGAACCACCTCTTAACTATGAAAATATCAAGTTAGTTGGAAGTTCTACTGGTATTGGTGCATCTATCTCTGTTCGTGTTGGTGCTGCAACAAGTGTTATTGATTGGACTATCACAAATTATGGTTATAACTATAAGGTTGATGATGTTCTTTATCTTGAAGAGAATGGTCAAGCTGGTATACCAACAGATGCATCTGCTGGTGTTGCATTTACATCATTCAGATTAACTGTTGATAAAGTATTTAATGATAGTTTCACTGGTTGGACATTTGGTGAACTCGAAAAGTTGAATACATTTGAAGATTTATTTGATGGTGTTAGAACTTCATTCCCATTGAAGAAAACAATTGGTGCAGTTGCAACTCCAATTACTTTAAGAGCTGGAAAAGGTTCTCCTATTAAGGTAGAAGATAATACTTTGATATTCTTGAATGATGTTCTTCAGATTCCTTTTGAGAGTTATAGTTTTAAAGGAGGATCACAAGTTACATTCTCTGAAGCTCCTAAAAAAGGAGATAAGGTAAGAATATACTTCTTCAGAGGATCTGATAGTGATGTAATTGATGTTGATATATTAGAAACTGTTAAACCTGGCGATAAATTAACTATCAATACATATCCAGAAACTGGTCTTAGTTATGAATTCCAACAAGAATCCAGAACAATTACAGGTATCAGTACTGCTGATGCTGTTACAACTAATACCTACATAGATATTGGTATTACTACAAATAGAACCCTTTTAAGACCTGCAACTTGGAAGAAACAAACACAAGATGTAATAATTGGTAATATTGGAATTGGAAAAGATAGATCAGAATTAGAAGCTGGTATTAGACCAACTGCATATATCATTAATAATGTTGCAGCAGGATCAACCGAAGTATTCACAGATACCGCTTATCCTTTGTTTAATCAAGTTGATGATATAGTAGAAGGTAAGCAAAGTGTTGTTATTCTTGATAAAACAACAAAAACAGGTGCTGCAGCAACAGCTATTGTTTCCGCTGCTGGTACTATATCAAGTGTAGTTATTTCTGATGGTGGATCTGGATATACTTCTGCACCTATGGTTTCTATAGGTGTTACTGCTGGTATAGGTACTGTACATGCTGGTATAGGTACTACAGAATCAACTAATGCATATGCTTATGCTACTGTTTCTGGTCTTGGTACAATATCTGCTGTTACTATTGAAGCTCCTGGTGCTGGTTATACCAATACAAGTCCTCCAAAGGTTCTTGTTGCTCCAGAGGCTCAAACAGATGATAAATTATCAAGTGTCAAATATGATGGTGATTTTGGTATTATAACTGGTATTGGTACTACTTCTGTTGTAGGTATTGCAACTACAGGATTGACATTTGATTTACATATTCCAAAAGGATCTGTTCTTAGAGATACATCTGTTGTTTCTTCTGCTTCCACTGTAAGTGGTATTCAAACTGGATATTACTTTATTGCATATAATACTAATGTTGGAGGTGGATTAACCTCATATTCGGATGCAACAGGAACAACATCTGTTGGTATTGGTACATCCTTTATAGATAATATATACAGAGTACAAAGTGTTGAAACTGTACTTGCATCAGCACATGGAATTGGTCATACAGCTCTGAGAAGAGTAACTGTGAGTGTAAGTTCAACAGAAGGTGTTGGTATTGGTTCAAGTTCTTACTTTGGTGAATATTCATGGGGTAGATTATACGATTTCGTTAAATCGGATACAAAATCCTTTAATGCAATTAATGATGATGGTGTAACTGGTATAATAACAGGTCCAGTTATCGTCAGAACAAGAGATTTAAAAGAATCTTATTAATTAAACATAAATAAAACTAAAAGTTAATTTACAATGTCGGCAATTATAACTGATCAGCTTCGTATATTAAACTGTGAAAATTTTGTCGCAGGAGTAGCTTCTACTAGTAATAGTTATTATTCCTGGATAGGTCTTCCTAATGCTGCTGAATTTCAATCTGATTGGGATTCAAATCCTCCTGCACCAAAAGATGCATTTAGTGAGGAGAATGATGCATGGGATACAATGATTGCATTGAAGAAGATAAACGCAGCTGATATTTCTAGAGTAGTTAGAAAAATTACTTGGACATCTGGTACAACATATGAGATGTATCGTGATGATTATTCACGTTCAAATTTATCTCCTCAAACAAGTTCGACGAATTTATATGATACGAATTATTATGTAATGAATCAAGATTATAGAGTCTATATTTGTTTGCAGAATGGAACTAATCCAGAAAACAGTAATGGTAGACCTTCTCTTGATGAACCTTTATTTACAGATTTAGAACCAAGATCTGCTGGTGGTTCTGGAGATGGATATATTTGGAAATATCTTTTTACTATTAATCCAAATAATCTTATAAAATTTGATTCAACAAGTTTTATTCCTTTACCTTCTGATTGGTCATCAAGTACTTCTGTTGCTGCGGTAAGAGATAATGCTTCTACTAGTGGACAACTTAAAATCGTAACTATTACAAATCGTGGTGTTGGTTATGGTACTGCTGCAACTTATAACAATGTTCCTATTGAAGGAGACGGTAGTGGTGCTAAATGTTCTGTTGTTGTAAATGCTGCTGGTAAAATAGATTCTGTTGAGGTTACTAATGGTGGTTCTGATTATACATTTGGAAGTGTTAATTTAGAACAAGTTGGTCTTACCAATCCATCAGGTTCTACTGATGCTGGATTTAATGTTATTATTCCACCTCAAGATGGTCATGGTGCTGATATATATCGAGAATTGGGTGCAAATCGTGTTTTGATATATTCTCGTCTTGAGAATGATACATCAAATCCAGATTTTATTACAGGTAACCAATTCGCTAGAGTTGGTCTTGTTAAAGATCCATATGCATATGGATCAACAAATAAATTAACAACTTCAAAAGCTAGTGCTGTTTACGCTCTAAAATTAACAGGTGCTGGTGCAACTACTACTACATTTACAACAGATTCTGAAATAACTCAAAGAATTGGAGTTGGTTCTACTGCTGTTGGTAGGGTTATTAATTGGGATTCTACAACTGGAGTTCTTAAATATTGGCAAGACAGAAGACTTGCTATTTCTACTGACGGAAATGCACCAACTTACGGATATAATCTATTTGGATTTAATGCAGATCCTACAACTGGTGCTGGAACTACTATTTTTGGTGGATCTAGTAACTTAAATATAGATACTAACTTTGGTACTGCTCTATCACCAGGTCTTTCTACATCAATAAATAGTAGAACATACAACTTAGGTATGAGTTTTGTTAAGGGAATTGCTAATCCCGAAGTTGAAAAACACAGTGGTGATATTATCTACGTAGACAATAGGGCATCTGTTACACGTAGTTCACAACAAAAAGAAGACATAAAAATTGTATTGGAATTCTAAAGAACTATGCCACAGGAAACCAACTTAAACGTCAATCCATATTTTGACGATTTTAATAAAGATAAAAATTATTATAAAGTTCTTTTTAAACCTGGAACTCCAGTACAGGCAAGAGAATTAAGTACTCTTCAATCTATTTTACAAAATCAGATTGAACAATTTGGTACGCATTTCTTTAAAGAAGGATCAAAGGTTATTCCTGGTAATGTTACGTATGATAATAATTTTACATGTGTTCAAATAGAGAGTGATTTTTTAGGAATTCCAGTTGAAACATATGTAGATCAACTTGTAGGAACAAGAATTACTGGATCTTCATCTGGTGTTACTGCAAGTGTTAGAAAGATTCTTACTGCTGAAGATTCAGAGAGAGGAAATTTAACTTTATACATTAAATATGAGAAATCTGGTGAAGATTTTGAACAAACAGAGTTTTCTGATGGAGAGAGTTTATTAACTTCAACAGATATTACTTATGGTAATGCCGTTATTGCAACAAATGAACCTTTTGCAAATTGTTTAATTGCTGGTTCTTCAGCTAAGGGATCTGCTTTTTCTGTTGGTGATGGAGTTTATTTTATTCGTGGAACTTTTGCACAAGTTCAACAAGAAACGATTGTATTAGAACAATATAGTGCTAGTCCATCATATCGTGTTGGATTTGATGTAGAGGAAGATTTCATAACAGCTGATGAAGATCCTGATTTGAATGATAATGCTTCAGGATTTACAAACTATGCTGCTCCAGGTGCTGATAGATTTAAAATTAAAATAAGTCTAAAGAAAAAAGATTTAGATGATTATAATGACCAAAATTTTGTTGAAATTGCAAGAATAGAACAAGGAAATTTACAAACTTTTGTCAAAGAAACTCAATATAATTTACTTGCTGATACTTTAGCTAAAAGAACTTATGATGAATCAGGTAATTATTATGTTAAACCTTTTGGAGTCTATGTTAAAGAGTCTCTGAATGACCAAATAGGTAGTAAAGGTATATACACATCTGAACAAAAAACTGCACAGGGTAATACTCCTTCTGAGGATTTGATGACAATTCAAATTTCTCCAGGAAAAGCTTATGTGAAAGGATATTCTTTGGAGAAAATAGCACCTACTTTTATTGATGCACCAAAACCAAGAACAACAAGAGAAGTTAAAGAATATGCTGTTAGTTATTCTACAGGAGATCCTTTATTTTTAAATAATGTTTTTGGTTCTCCAAGTTTAGGAATTGGAACAACTGCGGTTGTTAGTTTGATGTCAAGAAGAAAGAGTGATAATAGTGCTGGTACTGAAATTGGTCAAGCTAGATTATATGATTTTAAATCACAATCATCCAGTTATGAGGATGCAACTACTGAATATGAAATAAGATTATTTGATATAAAAACTCTTACAGATGTTCAGGTTTCTAGTGCAATTACATCACTATCATCTTCAGATTATATACAGGGTAAAAGAAGTGGTGCTACTGGATATGTTTATTCTGGAAATGGAACAAATGTAACTAGTTTTAAGATGATTGATGTAAGTGGAACTTTCTTAAAAGATGAAAAACTTATAATCAATGGTATTGAAGATGGTAGAATTTTTAAGAAAGTAAGTACTTATACATTTAATGATGTTAAATCTTTAAAGAGTGCTGTTGGTGTTTCTACTTTTAGTGCTGATGTAGTTTTAGATGATGGAGATAAACTTACTAATGTAGCATCAAGTAATCTTAAATTAACTTATACTGGTGGAAATACAGGAAAAATTACAGGATCTGGAGATAATTTTGTTGGACTTATAACTGCAAATAATATTATTAGTTACTCAATTCCTGGTGAAACTACTCCTCGATTTAATAGAATTGATAAAATAAATGTTACAGGAAATGAAATTGATATTGTTGGAATACCAACTGTTAGTGGTGTTTGTATTGGTGGTATTGGAACAAATACATCAATTCCCGTAAATGATCTTCTTATTCGTAAAACAAGTTTTGATATAGGAGATAACAGTTTATTAACTCCTGTAGCTCATTCTGGTATTGAAAGTTTAGATGTAACTAATACGACTATTAATATTAGAAAACAATATTCTGATATTTCTATCGCAAATAGTCAATTTACAACTCCTACAGCAGGAAAGGATCTTTATTTCCAACCATTTGATGAAGAAAGATACTTCCTTTCTTATGATGATGGATCTATTGAACCATTAACATCAGATCAAGTAACAATTTCTGATGACAAAAAGACTGTTACTTTTGTAGCTTTAAGTAAGGCCACTGGTAAAGCAAATTTATTTGCAACAGTTCTTAAATCAAAAATTGTAAATAAACAGAAAAAATTAAATGAAGCAAATGTTTTAATTGTTAGTCGTTCTAAAGATGTATCATCTGGAGTTGGAACAAATACATTAGATGATGGTTTAACTTATAGTAGAGTATATGGAACAAGAGTACAAGATAATCAAATTTCTCTTAATATTCCTGATGCATGTTCATTATTAGGTGTTTTTGAGTCAGAGAATACTAGTGATCCAAATTTACCATCTCTTGTAATGACTGGATTCTCTGGTCCAAGTGGAGATAATTCTGATTTAATAGTTGGTGAAAAATTAACAGGTAAAACAAGTAATTCTGTAGCTTTAGTAGTAGAAATATCTGGTACTGATAGTGTAGGACTAATTTATTTGAATGAAAATCTTTTTGAGATGGGTGAAACAGTAGTTTCAGAGAAATCTGGAATCTCAGCTGTTGCAGCTGCATTTAATGCTGGTGATAGAGATATTACAGATCAATTCTCTTTAAATATTAATCAAAAACCAAATTATTATGATTTTTCAACTATAATCAGAGAAAAACAATATCCAGATCCAGAGAGAAAATTAAAAATTGTATTTAAGAATTTTTATGTTGATGCTGATGATACTGGAGATTTCTATAATGCATCAAGTTACCCATCTGGATCTAGAAAGTTAATAAATGTTGATCGCAATTATCAATTATTTGTTAGTGACTTAATTGATATAAGACCAAGGGTTGCTGCTTATGACATGACATCTGGAATATCTCCTTTTGATGCCAGATCTAGAATATTCTCAACTCAAGGTGATGGATCATTAAATCCATTAGTTCCTGATGAGACTTTGATAGTTACTTATGATTATTATCTTGGAAGGAAAGATAGAATATTTATTGATAAAAACGGAGATTTCATATATCTTCAAGGTATTCCTTCGGAAGATCCACAGGAACCACAAGCAATTGGTGATGCAATGGAAGTTGCAAAATTGGAATTTCCAGCATATTTGAATGATGTTAGCGAATCAAATATGATTCGAACAAAACATAAACGTTTTACTATGGCTGACATAGGAAGACTTGAAAAGAGAATTGAAAATGTTGAATATTATTCAAGGTTATCTTTACTTGAACTTGATACCAGTACATTACAAGTAACAGATGCTAATGGTTTAAATCGTTTTAAATGTGGATTCTTTGTTGATAACTTTAAGAGACATGAAAATCATCAGATCGCTCATCCAGATTGGAGTGCATCTACAGATCTTAAATCAGGTATTTTAAGACCAGGACATTATACCATTGCAATGGATTTGATTATTGCATGTAAGAAATACTTTGGTTTAGGAGTTCCTAAGAAAAGAGTTAGTCTTAAGAAATGTAATGATGTAGATGGTTATAATATTAAAAAAGTTAATAGGACAGTATTACTTGATTTCAGTGAAACTGAAATGGTAAAACAGATTTATGCATCAAGAATTGAAAATGTAAACCCATTTTTGATTGCATATTTTGCTGGTGATATGAAACTGATTCCAGATTCTGATACTTGGGTTGATACTAAAACGATAGATGCAAATGTTATATGGGATACAGATGAATATGATGCAGCTATTAAAAAATATGGTATCGATGAAGAGACTGGTTTAAGTGAAGTGGAATGGGGTTCTTGGAAGACTGATTGGGTAGGAGAAAAAGTACTTGATACTTATACTGAAACAAAAGATAAAACCTTTAAAGGTGGAAAGATAAAACCTAATCAAATTCCAAAAGGAGTAAAGAATAAGATCAAATCTATTCCAAATTATAGGAAAGTTATTGAATTAAATGGAAAATGGATTGCAGCGGGTAAAGGTGTTATTATAAATGCTAAACTAAGAACAAAACAAAAGTATCAAGATATCAAGGTAACAACCAAAAAATCTAAAAAAGGTATTCAGTATAACATAACTCCTACAGTCACCAATGAAGTTATTGGTGAAAAGGTTGTTAGTCAAGATAAAATCTCTTATATGAGAAGAAGAGAGATTGAATTTGTTGCTGAAAGAATGAAACCAAGAACAAGATTCTATCCTTATTTTGATGGAGTTTATGTTCATGGATGGTGTACTCCTAAACTTCTTGAAATTAAGATGAAAAGTGGTGTATTCAAGGTTGGTGAAACCGTTGAAGGTAAAATGAATTTCAAGAAATATAATGCATCTAAGTTTAAAGGTGGTAGTAAAGATGAAATTGTTTTTAGAGTGTGTCAACCAAATCATAAGACAGGTGCATATGATAATCCAGATAAAGTTTTAACTTTAAATCCATATAAACCTGGCGCTACTATGCCTGCATCATACTCTTCATCATCTAATCTTTTAAATGTTGATGTTGAAGGTCTTGCTGATCATGTTGATGATGATTATTTTGGATGTGTTAGACCAGGTATGACACTTGTTGGAGAAACAAGTGGTGCAATAGCAAAGGTAGTAAGAAAGAGACTTATTACCGATTCTCTTGGATATTTGAATGGTTGTTTCCAAATTCCAAATCCCAAATTTAAATCTAATCCAAAATTTGAAACTGGGGTAAAAACTTTTAGATTAACAACTAGTAAGACTAATGATACAACTGCAGGAGTAGTTAAAGGTCACGCTGAAGCTAATTTCTATGCTGAAGGAACTTTAAATACAGTTCAAGAAACTGTATTGAGTACTAAAATTCCTCAAATTCAGAAACTTACTCTAAAAGATCAAAAAGTATTAAACAAAAGAATATCTAGAAAAATAGGTCCAGCTGAAAAAGAAATTAGAGGTATTCAATATTATGATCCTCTTGCACAAACTTTCAGAGTAGATGATACATCTGGTGTATTCATTACTTCAGTTGATGTCTATATGAGAGATAAGGATACTGAAATTCCTTTAACAATGCAAGTTAGGACTGTTGATACTGGTTCACCAACTTCTGAGATTTTACCTTATAGTGTTGTTTCTGTTGATCCAGATGATGTAAAAGTTTCTGAAGATGCTTCTGTTGCAACTAATTTTAAATTTGATGCACCTGTTTATTTGGAAGGAGAACAAGAATATGCTTTAGTTCTTGTTACACCTTCTGAAAACTATACTGCTTGGATTTCAAGAATGGGTGAAGTTGATATTTCTACAGCTAATTTACCCGATAATGAACAAGTATTAATCAGTCAACAACCATATTTGGGAACTTTATTTAAGTCTCAGAATGGTACGACCTGGGATCCAAGTCAGTTGGAAGATATGAAGTTTACAATTTATAAAGCTAAATTTAATACCGCTCCAGGTATGGTTAGATTTTTCAACTCAAATATTAGTGTTGCAAATGATCTCATTCAATCTTTACCAAATAACTCAATTGAACTCATATCAAGAAGAGCTATAGTTGGTATAGGAACAACGTTACCACTTACAAGTGAAACTGATTTTTCAACAGGTTTGAAACCAGGTGTAAGAATTAAACAGGCTGGTAATAATGAGGCTCGAGCAAATATACTGGCAATTGCTGGTATTGCAACCATTAATGGATCAAATGATCTTGACATTATTAATCCTGGTCTTGGTTATACCCCTGCATCTGGTACTCTTACATATTCAAGTGTTCCAATGGTTACCAAATCAGGAAATGGTAGTGGTGCTGTTGGTGATGTTACTGTTGTTGACGGTAAGATTGGTGTTGTTACCTTTACCAATGGTGGAACCAATTATGTAGTTGGTGATACTGTAGGAGTAAGTACTTTAGGTCTTGGAAATGGTAGTGGTGATGTTATTTCTGTTGGTCTTATTACAGCCACTAATTCATTACTTATAGATCAAGTTCAAGGAACATTTAACATTGGTGTTGGTACAATTACGTATAATAATGGTGAAAGTTTTGTTGCTTTAGGTGGAACAAATATAGGAAGTGCATGTACTATTACATCATTTACTGTTGATCCTTTCTATGATGGTCAACACTTTAAGGTTAATCATAGAGTTCATGCAATGCACGCTTCCAATAACTATCTTTCAATTAAAGGTGTTTTACCAGATTCACCAGTTGTAGAAATTACAGCAGATGTATCGAAGACTGGTCTTGGCGATATTCAGGTTTCTGATTCATCAAGCTTTAGAAATTTTGAAGGAGTTGGTGTTGGTACTACCAATTATGGATATGCAATGATTAATGGACTTGAAATTGTTGCTTATACAGGTGTAGCTGATGGTCGCATAACTGGAATTACAACCAGAGGAATTGGACCTCGTTCTCATATGATTGGTGGTGGAAATGGACAAAGAACTCCAAAAAGTTCTTATGAAGCAGGAGATACAATTCAGAAATATTCACTAGGTGGTATTAATTTAAGAAGAATTAACTGTTTCCATGATATGTCTGATGTAGATACAACAAAATATCCTAAAGATTTGGATTCTTATTATCTTAAGATGGATAATAGTGAGGACAGAGGTTTAAATGACGTAAGTCCAGGTAGTGATAGAAGTGGTAGTGGTAGTTTCCCAGCACGATACTTTAATCGAACAAAAATGACTGGTGGACCTCGAATTCGTATTCAACGAAATATTCAATTTGAAAGTATTACACCAAATATTCAAACCATGACTCCTCCTGGAACTTCTGTTGGAGGTAAAATAAGAACTATTTCCGCTACCAGTATTAATGGTTCAGAAGAGTCATTTGTTGATCAAGGTTATGAATCGATTGTAGTTAATGATGAGAATACTCTTGATAGTCCAAGAATGATTGCTCATAGACTTAACGAAGCTAAAAAATTGAATGATGTGATGCCTGCAGGGAAATCAATGGTTGTTGATATTGAATTAGCATCAGATAATGAAAATGTTTCTCCAATGATAGATCTTGATAGAGTTAGTATGATCCTTACTACTAATAGACTTAGTGGTGGTGATTTTGATGATGATGGATTTATGCAAAAGACCAAAGTAACTGGTCAAGATCCAAGTACTGCAACTTATATTTCTAATATGGTTATTTTGAATAATCCAGCTACTGAAATAGTATTAGAATTTTCAGGATATAGGACAGAAGGTTCTGAAATTAGAGCTTTCTATAAGACTATGACTGAAGGATCAGTTGAAGATTCATTTGATCGTGATTTTGAACCATTCCCTGGATTTGGAAATACTGATCAATTCGGAAAAGTTAAAGATCCATCAAAGAATAGTGGTCAACCAGATACTCTTGTTCCTCCTAGTATTGGTGATGAGATGAAAGAGTATATTTTCTCCACAAGAGAAATAGCACCATTCACTCAATTCCAAATTAAAGTTGTTTTAGTTGGTAATGATCAATCTAAACCACCTAAGATTTCAGAACTTAGAGGAATAGCGTTCGCATAATGACAAATCACGTACCAGTTGAAGGGCAATCTGGTCTTTATAGAGATACTGACACACAAGCTATTATCAATAAAGATCAGAATGCATATAATTCTTACATAGCTAGAAGAAAAGCTATGAATGAGAAAAATGAAGAACTAAACAGAATGAAAGAAGATCTTGACGACATGAAAAATGAGATGGGTGATATAAAGTCTTTATTACTCTCATTAAATCAAAAACTAAATAATTAAAAAAATGGCACAACAGGTTATCACATTTGATCCAGAAGTTGCCGTTCCCTATGGTGTTAATTTAACCATATATTCTGGCGCTGATTTTAGTAATGAGTTTACAGTAAAAACTTCTGCTGGTTCCAGTATTAATTTTACAAATTATACTGGCAAAAGTAATATGAAGAAATCTGTAATTGGAACTGCTAATACTTTTGGGGTAACTCTTGGAACAACTAACGGAAAAGTTACTATTTCTATGGGTTCAACAGTTACAAGAAGTCTATCGGAAGGTAGATATCTATATGATGTAAATGTGAGTTCTGGTTCAACATTTTTTAAAATTGTTGAAGGAACAATTCTTGTTAAAACAGGTATTTCGACTTAAGAGGTAAATAATGGCTCAACCAAGTTCCAGACAAGGTTTAATAGATTACGCTAAGAGACAACTTGGTTATCCTGTTTTGGAGATCAATGTTGCAGATGAACAGTTCAATGATCTGTTAGATGATGCTGTACAAATATATCAAGAAAGACATTATGATGGAATTGCTAGAATGTATCTTAAATATAAGATTACACAAGAAGATATAGATAGAGGTCGTGCAAGAGGTGCTAGTAAGAATGCAGGTATAACTACAACAACTGGTACTTCTACAGTAGGTTTATCAACATCATTTGATTTTGAAGAAAATCAAAATTATTTACAAATACCACCAGCAGTTATTGGTATTAATCAAATATTTAAAATAAGATCTGATACTGTATATGATGGTTTATTTAATATTAGATATCAGTTATTTTTAAATGACTTATATCAGTTTGGTTCTATTGACCTTCTTCAGTATTCTATGGTTCAGACATATTTGGAAGATATTACATTCTTATTGAACCCAGATATGAGATATCGTTTTAATATTCGTCAAGATAGACTTTATATTGATACGGATTGGTCTACAGTTACAGTTGGTGATTATTTTGTTATTGATTGTTTTAGAATATTAGATCCAGATGATTTTACAAGAGTTTATAATGATCCATTTTTAAAGAGGTATTTTACTGCTTTAGCTAAAAAACAATGGGGTCAAAATTTAATCAAATATCAGGGTGTTCAACTTCCTGGCGGTGTTCAACTTAATGGTAGAGAAATTTATGAAGATGGTCAAAAAGAATTAGATGAAATTAGGGAGAAAATGGCTAGTGATTATGAAATGCCCCCACTCGACATGATAGGATAATGAAATATGGCATTAAATCCATTCTTCCTACAAGGTTCTAAAAGTGAACAAGGTCTTGTTCAAGATCTAATCAATGAACAATTATCAATATATGGCGTTGAATGTCATTATATTCCTAGAAAACTTGTAACATCAAAATCAATATTTAAAGAGGTTATTGAATCAAGATTTGATCAAGCCTTTCCTTTAGAAGCATATTTAATGAACACTGATGGACTTGGTGGTCAAGGTGATATGTTGACTAAATTTGGAATTCGGTCAACAGATGAAGCAACTTTTGTTATTTCAAGAGAAAGATTTGAAGAATCTATTTCACCTTTTTTAAAAGAACAAAAGGATGATTATGAATTATATAAAAGACCCAAAGAAGGTGATTTGATTTTCTTTCCTCTTGGAAAGAGGATGTTTGAAATTAAATTTGTAGAACATGAAAAACCATTTTATCAATTAAGAAATTTATATACATATCAACTTCAATGTGAACTCTTTGAATATGAAGATGAAGTCATCGATACTAATGTTGAAGCCATTGATGAAGTGGTTCAGACAGAAGGTTATATGGCAAGACTTGTTCTTTCTGAGGTTGGAACTAGAGCTACTGGAATAACAACTCTTGTTTATAATGCAGTTCATAAGATATATCTTCAGAATGATGGATATGGATATGCTGCTGCTCCTACTGTTTCTATTAGTACTTCACCTGGAACAGATGCAACAGCTGTTGCAATTATGACGGAAAGAACTGGTATTCAGACTGGAAAATCAATTGATCGAATATTAATTATTAATCCAGGTAATCAATATACTGGTATTCCAACTGTGACCATTCCAGGCCCTGGCATTGCAACTGCAGGAATTACCACTTTGGGTTCTATTGGTATTGTTACAATTACCAGTGGTGGATCAGGTTATACAACCACTCCTAATGTTTCTATTGGTACTGCACCATCAGGAGGACAAGATGCAACTGCTGAAGCGGTAATGGTTGGTGGTACTGTTCGTTATATAAGACTTACTAATGCAGGTTATGGTTATACTCAGACTCCAACTATTACTGTTGGTGCTGCAAGTAGTGTTGGAACAGGTAATTTCGTCTTTAATGAAATTGTTAATGTTGGTACTTCATCAACTGTGACTGCAAGAGTTAAAGTTTGGGATGCAAGTTCTAAGACTCTTGATGTTAGTATGGTTTCTGCAATGACAATGGGAGCTGGTCAGAAGATAACAGGTCTTGAATCTGGTGCTGAATATATTGTTAAATCAGTGAACTATAATCAACCGAATGACTTTAATAATTCAGAATATTCAGCGGATCAATATAATGATAATGAAGAGTTTGAAACTCTTGCTGATGATTTATTGGATTTCACAGAAGGAAATCCTTTCGGTACTTTCTAAATAGTTAAAAAATATTGACATGTTAGGCACTTATTATTACCACGAAATCATAAGAAAGACAGTTATCGGTTTCGGTACTCTTTTTAATAATATTAATATTCGCCATAAAGATGGAGATGGTAAGAGTTATAGTACTATGAAAGTGCCTCTTGCTTATGGACCAATGCAGAAGTTTCTGGCAAGAATTCAACAACAACCAAATTTAGAACGAGAAACTGCAATAACTGTACCTCGTATTTCTTTTGAAATGACGGGTCTTCAGTATGATGCAACAAGAAAGGCAAGTGTTACTCAAACTTTTATGGCTAAGTCTGGAACGGCAGCTAAAAAAGTTTATATGCCTGTCCCATATAATATTCAATTTGAATTAAGTGTTTTATCAAAATTACAAGATGATTCTCTTCAAATTATTGAACAGATACTTCCATATTTTCAACCATCATTTAATATAACAATTAATCTTCTTAGTTCTATTGGTGAGAAAAAAGATGTACCTATCGTTTTAGAAGGTATTACACAAACTGATGATTATGAAGGTAGTTATGAAAGTAGAAGAATAATTATTCACACATTCTCATTTACAGCTAAGACATATCTATTCGGTGCTATTGCAGATAGTACAGCTGGACTTATCAAGAAAGTTGATGTTGATTACTTCGCAGATACTGAAGTTAAGAGAGCTGTAAGAGTTCAGAGATATAGTGCTGCTCCGAAGGCACTTAAAGATTATGATAATGATGAAACAACCGTTGTGGATGGTGCAATATCTACTGCTGTTACTAAGATTAAATTGAGTGCTACATCAGATATTAGTACTGGTGATAGAATTATTATTGATCAAGAAATTATGTATGTTAGGACTAATGATACAGCTGCTGCAACTTTAACTGTTTACAGAGGTTATGATAACACTTCCAGAGCAAAACATGAACATAATGCTACTGTAAATATTCTCAGCAGTGCAGATGATTTACTTATCGAAACTGGTGATGATTTTGGATTTGATGAAATGACTTCCTTCTTCCAAGATGGAAAAGTTGCTGCACCTTCACAAGGTATAGATGTATGAGTGAATTTGGTTCCATAGAAAAGGCTTTAGATATAAAAGCCAAGAAGACTGAAGTTATTACAACTCCAGAAAATGGTTGTACTATTCGTTCAGAAAATCTTCTTAAAGTTAATCCTGAAGAAGAAATTAAAAAAGATTATAATTATACAAGAGGAAATCTTTATTCACTTATTGAAAAGGGACAAGAAGCACTTAATGGTGTTTTAGAACTTGCTCAAGAAAGTGATAGTGCAAGAGCTTATGAAGTTACTGGACAGATAATTAAAAGTGTGGCTGATACAACTGATAAATTAATTGACCTTCAACAAAAAATGAAAGATCTTGATGAAGAACCAAATAAAGGACCATCTACTGTGAATAATGCATTATTTGTAGGATCAACTGCTGAATTGGCTAAACTTATAAAGAATCAGAATAAAGATGATAAATGAAATCACCAGAATTAACTGAATTTTTTAGTTTAATTGGACAAGCTAAAAAAGAAAAAGAAGAAGAATTTGACAATCTATTAAAAGAAGCTAATGTAGATTTGGATTCATTAGCTTCATCAGTTTTTAATGGAATTGAAAAAGCGAAGATTGAAGTCAAGGAACAAAAGGAAAAAGAAGAAAAACTAATAGAACAATTGGATGATGTTCTTGATATTCTTGATAAACCAAAAGTTACTGTTGGTGTGCCTGAAGATTTTGATATATCTTCTCTTGAAGAAGATGTAGATGAGAATGATCAAATAGAAGAGGAAAAGGAAGAAGAAGAGATAAGTGATACCATATCAAAAGCGATCAAGTTTATTAAAGATACTCAGGTTAAAGAAGAATTACAGGATATTGAACCTAATGATCCAACTGTAAATAGTATTAAAACAGAAGTTAAAGAGTTACGAAATATTCTTTATAAAGTTCTTGCACATGGGCCAGGTTCTGGTGAAACTAAACTTGAATTTTTAGATGATGTAGATAGAGATTCTGCAAAAGTTAATAATAAGTATCTAAGATATGATTCCACTAGTGGTAAATGGAAAGGTGCTGATGCCAGTGGTGGAAGTGGTGGTAGTACTGCTGGTATCGATACTACAGGAACATCAGTATTTAAAAATGTAAGTATCAGTGGTGTAACTACTGTTACTGGTGGAGTTATTGGTGATTTAACTGGTGATGTAACTGGTAATGCAGATACAGCAACTGCCCTTGAAACAGCAAGAACAATTGGTGGAGTATCATTTGATGGTTCCGCTAATATAAATCTGCCTGGCGTCAATCAAAGTGGTAATCAGAATACTTCAGGAACTGCTGCTGGTTTAAGTGGGACACCTAATATTACAGTAGGTTCAGTCACTGCTTCTACTGGTTCATTTAGTGGCAATGTAACTGTTGGCGGAACATTAACTTATGAAGATGTAACTAATATTGATTCAGTCGGACTTATAACTGCAAGAAGTGGAGTAAGTGTAACTGGTGGTGATATTAAAGTTGGAAGTGCAGTAACAATCAGTCAAGATAATATATTTACTACTGGTATTGTTACAGCAACAACTTTTGTAGGTAATGTAACTGGCAATGCTTCTGGTTCTGCTGCAACATTGGCTACTGCTAGAACAATTGGTGGTGTATCTTTCGATGGTTCTGCTAACATTAACCTCCCAGGTGTAAATGCTGCTGGTAACCAAAATACTACAGGTAATGCTGCTACTGCTACACTTGCTACCAATGCATCAGGATTGACGGGATATCCAAGTATTACTGTTGGAACAGTAACAGCCGCTAGTGTTATTTTAAATGATGGAGCAGTTCTTAGTGGTGTTTCAACTACATCATCTACATCACAGACTGCCATTAATACTTTTGCCGCTGCAACTTATCGTTCTGCCAAATATAATATACAAGTTGTAAGAGGTAGTTCTTATCAAACATCAGAAGTATTGGTTATTCATGATGGAAGTAATTCCTATGGAACAGAATATGCAGTTATAAAAACTGGTAATTCTTTGGCAACTTTTGATACTGATATTAATTCTGGTAATGTGAGATTACTTGCAACACCATCTTCAGGTGACTCTACTACATTTAAGTTAGTGACAACATTAACTAAAGTATAAATATTAATACCACATTTGTGTCTGATGAAATCTAAGAATTGTCCACCAGGAAAATATTATTGCTTCGATGATAAGAAGTGTAAGAAAATTCCTACTGGTTATCATATAGGTGCTAAAGGTTATCTTTATCCAGATAAAGATAATGAGAATGGAGATGTTGAAAATGTTAATGGAAATGGGAATGGTGGAAATGGAAATGGAAATGGTGGTGGTAATGGTGGAGGAGTAAGTGAAGATAATCGTGTACGTTTTCAAAAGTATGGACGTACTTATGCAATAATGTTAATATGGAGAGGTAAGACATATAATACACAAATATTTGTTCCTAATTTGAGACAACCATCAAGGGCAGAATTGGAAAAAGAAATTCAAAAAATTTATCCTGGTGGTAAAATAACTTATTATGCAAAAAGAGATTATGATCCAACAGATGCAGCAATATTGGTCCCAGAAGAAACTAAAACCAAAAAGAAAATTAGCTTTAGCATCTTTAGAACCAAATCTAAAGATAAAGAAAGAAAACCTGAAAAGGCTATGGATGCTGGCGCCAGAGCTAAGAGATTATTGCAAAGAAAAGAGTATGCTTCAAAGGTATCGGGTAGCACTGAAAACGTGCCAGATGACATTAGGGATAGTTTTGAAATAGATCCTAAAGCACATAAGTCAGCACAGAAGAAAGCAAAACTTCGTAATCTTGCAAAGGGTAATGCCAATCCTAATGAGAAAGCTGCTGCAGAAAAGAAAGCAGGTGGTCCTAAACTTTATGGTGAATCAATGAAAAAATAATTTGATTTTATTATTATGCCTGATACAATCTACCTTGGTAACCCCAATTTAAAAAAAGCAAATGTAACGGTTGAATTTACTCAAGAACAAGTTGAGGAATTCATCAAGTGTAAAGAAGATCCTGTTTACTTTGCTAAAAATTATATTAAAATTGTTTCTCTGGATGAAGGTTTAGTTCCTTTCGAAATGTATCCTTTTCAGGAGAAGTTAATTAATAATTTTCATGAATCAAGATTTAATATCTGTAAGATGCCTCGTCAGACAGGTAAATCAACAACTGTAGTTTCTTATCTTTTACATTATGCGGTTTTTAATGATAATGTCAACATTGCGATTTTGGCTAACAAGGCATCCACGGCTAGAGATTTACTTGGCAGATTACAACTTGCATATGAAAATTTACCTAATTGGATGCAACAAGGTATAATATCATGGAACAAAGGGAGTTTAGAACTTGAAAACGGATCAAAGATTTTGGCAGCTTCTACATCTGCAAGTGCTGTCCGAGGCGGTTCCTATAATGTCATATTCCTTGACGAGTTCGCATTTATTCCGAACCATATTGCAGACCAATTCTTTGCATCTGTTTATCCTACTATTTCTTCTGGTCAAAAAACAAAAGTAATTATAGTTTCAACTCCACATGGTATGAATCATTTCTACCGAATGTGGCACGATGCTGAAAGAAATAAAAATGAATATGTCCCAACAGAAGTTCATTGGTCAGAAGTACCTGGTAGAGACGCAGTTTGGAAAGAACAAACAATTGCAAACACATCAGAGTCTCAATTTAAAGTTGAGTTTGAATGTGAATTCTTAGGATCTGTTGATACTCTTATTTCTACTTCTAAATTAAGAACATTCGTCTATGAAGATCCACTTCAAAGTAATAAAGGAATAGATGTATATGAAAAACCAATAGAGGATCATGATTATATTATTACTGTTGACGTTGCTCGTGGAGTAGGTATTGATTATTCTGCTTTTATAGTTGTAGATATAACAACTTTTCCACATAAGGTTGTTGCAAAGTATAAGAATAATGAAATAAAACCAATGTTATTCCCATCTATTATTCATGATTGGGCAAAAGGATATAATAATGCATTTATTTTATGTGAGGTAAATGATATTGGTGATCAAGTTGCAAGTATTATTCATTATGATCTTGAATATTCTAATCTTTTAATGTCTTCTATGAGAGGTCGTGCAGGACAAATAGTTGGACAAGGATTTTCTGGTAAGAAGACTCAACTTGGAGTTAAAATGTCCAAGACTGTTAAAAAGGTTGGGTGTTCTAATTTAAAAACTTTAATTGAAGATGATAAAGTCATATTTAATGATTATGATATAATATCAGAGTTAACTACATTCATTCAAAAACATAATTCATTTGAGGCAGAAGAAGGATGTAATGATGACCTTGCAATGTGTCTTGTAATTTATGCTTGGTTAGTTGCACAGGATTATTTTAAAGAACTTACTGATCAGGATGTTAGAAAACGTATCTATGAGGATCAAAGAGATCAGATCGAACAAGATATGTCACCTTTTGGTTTCATTGTAGATGGAAGTGAGGAATCTTCTTTTGTAGACGCTGAAGGTGATAGATGGCATACTGATGAATATGGTGATCGTTCTTATATGTGGGATTATCAATGAAAGATACTAATTGGTCAGCACAAATTTTATTACCTTCAAATAGATTAGTTAAAGTTAATTTTACTGTCTGCAAATCTAATTTAAGAGAAGATGCTTTACATCGATGCAAAGCTCTTTATGGTGTTTCTGATGTTAGACAGTTAAAAAGAGAATGGACTTAGAACAGGAATTTGATTTACAACATTTATTATTTAAAGAAAGAACCTGTAAGGTATGTGGTCAGACAAAAGATTTAATAGATGGTTTTTATTTAACACGTAAAGATAGAGGCGCTAAACCATCTGCATATTCTTATGAATGTAAGATATGTACTATAAAAAGAGTTGTTAAAAAGAGAAAAGAAAAACCATTTACAGATTGGTCATACCCTGATTGGTAAGGTGTTCATAGCAGGTTTCCCCATTTTAAGGAGCGCAAAATCATAAATAATTTCAAGTAAAAAAATTGAGAAATCTTAAGGGGAAACTTACATGGCTAACATAGGTTTAGTATCTCCAGGCGTTAAGGTTAGGGAAGTTGACCTGACGGTTGGAAGAATTGACTCAATAAACAATGTAACAGGTGGTATTGTGGGACCATTCTCACAAGGACCAGTTGGTGAAGCAATAGAAATTGAAAACGAACAGGAATTATTAGATTTCTACGGAAAACCAATTTCTTCAGATAGACAGTATGAGTATTGGTACACAGCTGCCAACTATCTTAACTACGGTGGTATTCTAAGAGTTATTCGTTCAGACGGAGCAAATCTTAGAAACGCAAACGTTGGTGGTAAACCTTCTACACACCCAACAGGTATTGGTTCTACTGATAGTCTTAAGATCAAGTCTTATGATGATTATAAGAATAATTATGAAACAACTTCTTCCTATAGGTTAGCCGCAAGAAACCCAGGTAATTGGGCAGAAGGACTTAAAGTTGCTTATATCGATGGTGCTGCTGATCAAACAATTAATATAGGTGTTCATGCCGCAAACAATATATCTGTTGGTGCTGCTGTAACTCAGACATTAAGTGGTCTTATTGTTGGTGTTGGTACAACTTCAGCAGCTGATGGATATCTTCAAGGTGTCGTTGTTGGTACTGCAACAAGTTCAATCGATGTTAAAGTTGTAAATAGAGTTTCTGCTGCAGGTAGTGTATTCCCAGTTACTTATGCTGAGAGTGGATTGTATGCCTTCAGAGCAGGTACTGCAACAAGTGAAGGTGTTGCTGCTCACGCTATTACAGGTGCTAATGGTCTTAGTGTTCTTAACACTTCTTCAACCATTGCTAATCCTAAGGCTGGACTTACAACTGTATTCTCTGCAACTTCTGTATCAGACTGGTACGATGGACAATCTATTCAATTAAAGAATGGTGCAGTTCAATGGAAGTCTATTGCTGAAAAACCAGGAACAAGTAATTATGCAGCTGCAAGAAATGCTTCTAACGATGAACTTCATATTGTAGTTATTGACGATAAAGGAACTATTACTGGTAATCAGGGAACTATTCTTGAGAAACACACTTATCTATCTAAGGCATTAGATGCTAAAGATACATTTGGTGGACCTATTTACTATAAGGATTACATCGCTGATAATTCCGAGTATATCTACGTTGGTTTAGCCACTGGTGATGGTACAATCTCTTCTGGTATTTCAACAGTCTTTACTAAGTCTTCAGTTGATGCAGGTACTTGGGCTCAGGATGCACAAGATACTATATTCAACGTTGTTGATAACACACTTTATGAATTACAACATGGTAAGGATTATTCACAAGGATCTGATCAATCTACTCCTGTTGGTGGATATAGTGTAAGTCTTGGTGAGTTAATGAATGGATACGAACTCTTCGAGAACGAAGCTGAGTATCAAGTTGACTTCCTACTTAATGCTGGTGGTATACCAGGAGATAAAGAACAATCTCAAGCAAAAGCTAATAAGTTAATTGAAATCGCTGAAGTCAGAAAGGATTGTATGGCAGTTATTTCTCCATACAGAGAAGCAGTTGTTAATGTAGCAGATTCTAAGACTCAAACTACTAATGTTGTTGAGTTCTTCGATGCTATTACTTCAACTTCTTATGCAGTATTTGATTCAGGTTACAAGTATCAGTATGATCGTTTTAACAACACATTCAGATACATGCCTTTGAATGGTGATATTGCTGGATTAATCGCAAGAACAGCAACTGAACAATATCCTTGGTTCTCACCTGCTGGTTCTCAAAGAGGTAATATTCTCAACACTGTTAAACTTGCTTACAATCCAAGTAAGGCACAGAGAGATACATTATACACAAGAAGAGTTAACCCAGTTGTATTCCAACAAGGTGGTGGATTCTTACTCTTCGGTGATAAGACTGCTCTATCTTATGCATCTGCCTTCGATAGAATCAACGTTCGTCGTTTGTTCTTAACTTTAGAATCAACTATTGAAGTCGCTGCTAGAACTCAATTATTCGAGTTTAACGACGATATTACAAGAGCAAACTTTAGAAATATCGTTGAACCTTATCTTCGTGATGTTCAAGCGAAGAGAGGTATTTCCGACTTTGTTGTTATTTGTGACGATACTAATAACACTCCTGATGTTATTGATGCCAATGAATTCAAAGCGGACATTTTCATTAAACCAGCTCGTTCTATCAACTTCATCGGTCTAACCTTTGTTGCTACAAGAACTGGAGTCAGCTTCTCTGAAGTTATTGGTCGAGTTTAATGATTTTTATTCTAAATAACTAACATAAGGAGAACTTAAACAAATGGCTGTCAATTTTAGAGATAGGACTATAGCCGACTTTAAAAGTCGGCTAACTGGGGGCGGTGCAAGACCGAATTTATTTGAAGTTGCAATGTCTTTTCCCAGGATTGCAACAGGTGGAGATGTAGAAGGTGGAAGTGATGCTACACCTGAAACTGAAATGAGATATATGGTGAAAGCGGCTGAATTACCTGCTTCAAACATTGGTGATATACCACTTAATTTTAGAGGTCGTATTCTTCATGTTGCTGGAGATAGAACTTTTGATCCTTGGACAATTACTATTATTAACAATACTGATTGGGCTCTTAGGGAAAAGTTTGAAAATTGGTCTCAAGCGATCAATGATCGTACATTTGATAGTGGTATAACTTCACCAACCCTTTACCAGACTAATGCTACTGTATTCCAGTTAGCAAGATCCAGTAAAGCAGGAAATGAGCAACGAACTAGTACTAAAATTCCAGTATTAGCTTCTTATAAATTCTTTGGTCTTTATCCTACTACCATTTCTTCTATTCCTCTTGATTATGGTTCAACTGATACTATTGAAGAATTCCAAGTTACTTTCCAAGTTGAAAGATGGGAACCTTCATATGAAGATAAGTGGGAAAATACCGCAAAGTAGTCCTGGCAGATAACATAAATACCTTTATATAAGGTAAACTCTATAACATGGCTAATCTTTTTGGCTTCTCGATTGACGATTCGTATAAGAAACCCTCGAAGACGGTAGTTTCTCCCATTCCCAAGAATAATGAGGATGGTGCAGATTATTACCTTGCTTCGGGGTTTTATGGGCAATATCTAGATGTAGAAGGAGTATTTAAAACAGAATACGATTTAATTCGTAGATATCGTGAGATGTCACTTCATCCTGAAGTAGATTCTGCGATAGAGGATATTATCTGTGAAGCTATTGTTGCTGATCAGAACGATTCACCTATAGAAATAGATTTAGATAACTTACAAGTTAGTGATAAGGTAAAAGATATTATTCGTGAAGAGTTCCAGTATATTAAAGAAATGCTGGACTTTGATAAAAAAGCACATGAGATATTCCGCAATTGGTATGTTGATGGAAGAATTTATTATCACAAAGTCATAGATTTAGAAAAACCAGAAGAAGGTATTAAAGAGTTAAGATATATTGATGCATTGAAATTAAAATTTGTAAGGGAACAGAAGAAAGTTAAGAATGGTGATATTAATTATAGTAATAATATGAAACCAGGTGTAGATAGAGATCCTACAACCTCAGAATTTCCTGGTTTAAATGAATATTATATTTACAGTGCAAATTCATATCAAAAGAATCAGTATGGATCTGTTGCTGTTTCTGGTCAACAAAAAGATGCAATTAAAATTGCAAAAGATGCTATTGCATCAACCACATCTGGTTTAGTTGATCGCAATAAACATACAGTTCTTTCTTATCTACAGAAAGCAATTAAGGCACTTAATCAACTTCGTATGATTGAGGATAGTCTTGTAATTTATAGATTATCAAGAGCTCCAGAAAGAAGAATATTTTACATTGATGTAGGTAATCTACCTAAAGTTAAGGCAGAACAATACCTTCGTGAAGTAATGAGTCGTTATAGGAATAAATTAACCTATGATGCTTCTACTGGTGAAGTTAGAGATGATAAGAAATATATGTCCATGATGGAAGATTTCTGGTTACCACGTAGAGAAGGTGGTAGAGGAACAGAAATTTCTACATTACCTGGTGGACAAAACTTAGGAGAACTTACAGACGTAGAGTATTTCCAAAAGAAACTTTATCGTTCTTTGAATGTTCCTGAGTCAAGAATGAATCTTGATAATGGATTTAGTTTAGGTCGTTCATCAGAAATATTAAGAGACGAACTTAAATTTACGAAGTTCGTTGGTAGAATGAGAAAGAGATTTAGTAATCTTTTCCATGATATTCTTAGAACTCAATTAATCCTTAAAAACATAGTAACACCAGAGGATTGGGAAGGAATGAGTGATCATATTCAATATGATTATTTGTACGATAATCACTTCTCAGAACTCAAAGAATCTGAATTAATGCAAGAAAGAATGGGTCTTTTAGCAACTGCTGATCCTTACATTGGAAAATACTATTCTGTGGATTATGTACGTCGTAAGATTTTACGTCAAACTGACTTAGAAATTTATGAACAAGATTTGAGAATGAAACAAGAAAAAGAAGCTGGTATTATTCCACCAACTGAAGAAGAGATTATGATGGCTGCAGCTACAGAAAAGGCTACTGGTGGAATGGGAAATATTCCGCAAGATATGGAAGTAGATACACAATCAACACAAGCACCAAAAAATCCTAAAGGAGGAGAAATCTAAATGCCACTACCTGAAATTCCATATGATGAATGGTTTCATGATAAAAAGGATAACCCATTAGATTCTATGCCAATAGCCACCAATAAAGGTGGATTTGATTGGGAAGATACTGCTCCTTGTGAGTATGAACCACCTCATGAAGAAGAAAAAACCATACATCAAAAGATGTATGAGATTGCAACTTCACGTTATAATCCGTTTTCTGTAGGTGGATCAGAGAATTGTCAATCTGACATTGACTGTTCTATTGGTGGTTCTGAAAGACTATCAAAATCTTAAGATATAAATATAAACATATAGTTATTAATTTTTTATCTCATGGAAGAATTAATGGATTTGATTATTGCGGATGAATCACCATCTGCCATTAGTGACAACATTAAAGACGTTCTGTTTAATAAATCTGCAGGAAAAATCGATGCACTTAAACCAGTAGTTGCTAATACACTATTTGGTTCTGAGGAAGAAGTTCCAGAGATTGAATCAGAAGCTGGTGAAATTGACAATGAAATAGAAACCGAAGAGGAAGAGTAAATGGCACATCAACCCGTAGGTACTGGATTTAGTTTTGCGACAAGTGCTACGAGTGCATCGCAAACTTTTACAGTTCAGTCGGATAGTTTAAGAGTTGTAGCTAAAGGCGCTGGTCAACATGTAGCAATTGGTACTACTGGACCTGCAACTACAGGTGATTATTATGTAGCTGCAGGAACCGCTGAGGTTTTAAATATAGGTAGAGTTAGTTCTATAGGTCTTGCTGGGATAACAAAAGGAGCTTCAACAACAATCGATCTTCCAGAAGGAACAGGATGTCCTTTTGAGGTTGATGATGTTATTGTTACATCTGGAATAACTGGTGTTACTGGATTCAATACAACTGCAAAAGTGGTTTCTATTGATGCTAGTGCCAATAGTTATGGTTATCATTCAGAAAGAATAACTACAGATCATGATAGTCGGTCTCTTAATTCTGACAATGCAGTTGTAACTGCTGGTGAGGCAAGAAGACAATTAACAGTTTCTGCTGTTACCGATCATACAACAGGTGGTCAGTTGTTTGCTCAACAAGTTCAAGTATCAGGGGATTCATAAATGAAACTCATTACAGAAGAAATTGATCAGGTTGAAGTTATCGTTGAGGAAAGAAACGGTAAGAAGAATCTTTTTATTGAAGGCATTTTCCTTCAAGGAGAGATTAAAAATCGTAATGGAAGATTGTATCCAATAGAGACTCTTGGTCGTGAGGTACAAAGATACAACGAAAATTTTGTTGTTAAAGGTCGTGCTCTTGGTGAACTTGGTCATCCTGATGGACCAACTGTTAATCTTGACAGAGTTTCACATAAGATCACAAGTCTTCGCCAAGAAGGTACTAACTTTATTGGTAAGGCACAAATACTTTCCACACCAATGGGAAGCATTGCCAAGAATCTTCTTGATGAAGGTGTTAAACTTGGTGTTTCCTCAAGAGGCGTTGGTTCACTAAATAAAACCAATGAGGGCTATAGTGTAGTAGGAGAAGATTTTACTCTTGCGACTGCTGCTGATATAGTTGCCGATCCTTCAGCTCCAGATGCTTTTGTAGATGGAATTATGGAAGGAAAAGAATGGGTTTGGGATGGAGGAGTTCTTCGTGAACGTCTTGCATCAAGGACTTATAAGAGAATTAATACTCTCGTTGATCAAAAACGTCTTGACGAACAAAAGTTAAACGTATTTGAAGATTTCTTAGCAAATCTCTAATTTATAAATAAATATAGATTAAATAAAGGTATTCGGAGAAAAGTTCAATGTCTCGTGGTACGAAATTACAAGAAATGGAAGTAGGTACTAAACAGTCAGTAACCGCTGTGAATAAAGACGCTGCCCCTGGTGACAAAGCAATGAAAACTATGGCAGGTGTCACTTATCAGGATTTAGGCGGTCCTACTCCAGATAATTCTAAACCAGATGATGACTCTAACAAGTTATCAGTTGGTTCTGGTGTTGCTGATGGCGCCCATGCTAAAAACCTCAAGTCTGTAAAAGGATTCATGAAAAAGTTCGAACCAAATAAAGTAACTGGTGAAGAAGTCGAAGCAAAAGAAGAGGAAGTAATTGCTGAAGACGAAACAGTTAATAAGGAAGAAACTGTAGTTTCTCAAGAAGAGACTGTTGAAGAAGAAAAGGTAGAGGAAAAAGTTATCCCCGAACTCAACGATGATGTTGATATTGAGGATGATGTAAATGCTCTTCTTGGCGGACAAGAACTTTCTGAGGAATTCCGTGAGAAAGCAAAAACTATTTTCGAAGCTGCTCTCAAGTCAAAAGTTATTGAGATGAGAGAAGCTCTCGAAGCACAACATGAAGCTAAACTTGTAGAAGAAGTTGAAGCTATGAAAGGTGAACTTGTCGAACGTGTTGACTCCTATTTGGAGTACGTGGCCGATGAGTGGGTTCAAGAGAACACCCTTTCAATCGAACATGGTCTTAAGACCGAAATGACAGAATCATTCCTTGAAGGAATGAAAGGTCTTTTTGAAGAACATTATGTATCAATCCCTGACGAAAAATATGATGTCGTTGAGAATATGGTAGGAAAACTAGATGACATGGAGTCAAAACTCAACGAGCAAATCGAGAAGAATATAGCAATCAACAAGCGTCTCGCAGAGGCAACTGCTGATGGTATCCTTTCCGACGTTTCTGAAGGACTAGCGTCCACTCAGAAGGAAAAGCTCGCTTCCCTAGCCGAAGGTATTGAGTTTGAAAGTGAAGAATCTTATAAGGAAAAGCTTGAAACTCTAAAAGAGTCATATTTCAAGACTGCTCCAAAGAGAAGTGAATCCGAAGACCTGAACGAATCAGCTGAAACTCCAGTTGAAGTACCAGCTGGAAGAATGTCAGCATACTTGCAGGCACTTCAAAACACTGCTCAAAGCAATTGATCTCAACTTTGTAAACTGTTCAAACTAAATTTAAGGTAAACGCAAATGTTCAATGCCGAACATCTGCAGGAGAAGTGGAAGCCCCTTTTAGAAGCGGAAGGTCTTGATAGTATCAAAGACAATCACAGAAAAGCGGTAACTGCTGTCCTGTTAGAGAACCAAGAAAGATTTTTAAGTGAGGAATCACAATTCCTCTCAGAAGGCCCAACAATGTCAGTTGGTAACGGTGGATACACTGGTTCTGCCACTGCTACTGGCCCTGTTGCTGGTTTCGACCCTGTTCTGATCTCGCTGATCAGACGTTCTATGCCAAACTTGGTCGCATATGACCTTGCTGGTGTACAACCAATGAACGCACCGACTGGTCTTATCTTTGCGATGAGAAGTCGTTACGTTGATGGAACTAATGCTGACCGTAGACTTGGAACTGAAGCTCTATTCAACGAGCCAGATTCTGCATTCTCTGGACAGTCTTCTTCCTTCAGTAACACTAACGGATTTGTTAGTGCTTCTACTGGTTTAGGTACAACTGCTCAGTCAGGTACTAACCCAGGCGCCCTTAACCCATCTACTAACGCAACTCAGGTTAGTTATGATGTAGGTCAAGGAATGAGAACTGATGACGCTGAGAACTTAGGTTCTACTGCAGCTGAACAGTTCAACGAAATGGCTTTCAGTATCGAGAAAGTAACCGTTACTGCGAAGTCAAGAGCTCTAAAAGCTGAGTACAGTTTAGAACTTGCTCAAGACCTTAAGGCAATCCATGGCTTGAATGCTGAGGCTGAATTAGCAAATATCCTTTCTACAGAGATTCTTGCTGAAATCAACCGTGAAGTTATTCGTACCATTTACAAGACTGCTGAAACAGGTGCTCAAGTAAACGTTGCTTCTGCTGGTACTTTCAACCTTGACGTTGACAGTAATGGTCGTTGGAGCGTTGAGAAGTTTAAGGGACTTCTGTTCCAGATTGAAAGAGATGCCAACGCAATCGCACAAAGAACTCGTCGTGGAAAGGGTAACATCATCCTTTGCTCTGCTGACGTTGCTTCTGCATTGACAATGGCTGGTGTACTTGATTACACTCCTGCTCTTAATGCTAACCTTAACGTAGACGACACAGGTAATACATTTGCTGGTGTTATCAACGGTAAGTACAGAGTGTACATCGACCCATTCTCTGCTAACAGTGCTGCTACTCAGTACTACGTTATCGGATACAAAGGTACTTCTCCATACGACGCTGGACTGTTCTACTGCCCATACGTTCCACTACAGATGGTTCGTGCAGTTGGTCAGGACACCTTCCAACCAAAAATTGGATTTAAGACTCGTTACGGAATGGTTGAGAACCCATTCTCACAGGGAACTACTCAAGGTTCAGGAACACTTACTGTTAACGCTAACCGTTACTACAGACGTGTTGCTGTTTCCAACCTCATGTAATAGAGAAGTTAATATCTCTAATTCCTCAAAGACCTCCACATGTGGGGGTCTTTTTTTGTCTAAATATATCAGTTTGTCTAAAGATAATGACTGCACTGATTGACCCAAAAAAGTATAGTGAGACAGTTGACCTATTGAGGTCATTTTTTTTGTCTAAAAACTTTTTAGAAGTTCACACACAAAATCGTTTAAGTATCCTTGCTGCTTGTGAAGATCCAGAAACAGTAGCAACATATGAATACAATGGTCAAGTATGGCCACTACCACAGACAGGTCAAATGTGGTTAGAATATGAATTACTATCCAACCCTTCTGCGGAAGGGTTTTTCTGTGTCTCCACTTCATATAGAGCAGAACCAAACCCTGTAGAAGGAAGACATGAAACGATCTTCCCTATGTTTGAATTTGAAATGAAGGGAGGAGTAGAGGAACTTGAAGATCTGGAAAAGGAATTATGTGAATGGATAGGATTACCATTAGATAGTGGTAGTATTAGAACCTATCAAGAATGGTCTGATGTTTATGATACAAAAGAACTTGACCATGAACATG